AGACACAGACTGAGAGGAACAACGGACGGCCTTTAGTAGTTCTACTAAAGAAATAACCACAATAACCTACAAGATAATCAATCATTCCCAAACGATGAATACCTATTACTGCATCAACATTAGCAATAATATGATTACCTTCAATTCTACAAACTTTGCTTAAACTACGTAAGCACTTTCTTTCATCATGTCTTTTAGCCATTTTACAAAAAGTTTAATTGTTAATATATTAATTACTTCATCAATAAGATGATTACATTATTTCAGTTATAGGAATTTTTATTCTATCAACATCATAAAAATCATAAGCTATTTCAGTTAAAACAACAGTTATTTCTCCATTGTCACTTAAATTAGCTCTATGTATTTTATAATTTTTATTCTTATAACATATTCTACTATTATGCTTATAACCAAAAGGTTTAAGTAACTCATCCGTAATAAAATTAATTATTTCATCATATTTACGTTTACCTTCTTTTAAAGCATTATTTGCTTGTTTACTATATTTATTATATTCAGTTTTATTCATAACTTTATTATTTTAATTATTAATATTAGTAGTTCTGCTTGGTTTCGCACCATAAGCCGTATTACTACACTTAGCAGAACTTAAAGTATAATTATTTAGCTCCCATATAAAGGAGCTTAATAATAATCTTATCATTTTCTTTTTCTATTTTATCACAAGCATTAAGAATAACATCAATACCTTTCTGTCTAACTTTAATTATATCAATAATTACAGTAATCATATCATGTTGACTTAATCTCATAAGATAATAAATAGTTTTAAAACCTCTACGAGTATTAAGAGGAAAATTATAAGGAATAATATAACCTCTACGATGTGGAGGATTCTTATTAGTTTTAGGAATATAATCACTACAATCTATAACTTCTCCAAAATTAGACTTAGCGCAACGATGTGAATCAAATCTATGAACACAAGTAACACATAGCATAATATTATTATTTTAATCTTTATAAATTTTATCTAGAATATCTCTAAAATTAGGATTATCTATAACAGATTGAGCATCTTCTTGATGTGCAAAGTATATAATATTATTACTCATTTTAGTCCAATCTTTTACTCTATAAATATTATAATAAAAATCAAAAACAATATGATATTTAAGTTCTTCACTATTATTCCAATTAGGTTTCCAACCTTTATTATAATAATTAGCTATATCCATTAAAGTAGCTATAGCAGCAATCTTATTATAAGTAAGTTTATTATTATTTACAACATTAGTAATAAATGTATCTTTTCCTTGATACTCATAAATGTCTTCAAGAGTAATATTATCTTTCTTAAATCTAATAATACGTTTAGATAAATCAGTATTTTTTATATCTATGATATATCCTTTAGGACATTCTATTTTTATATCAGATAAAGAATTATCTTCATTAAATATAGGAATTACAACATTTTCCTTTATATCATTATCTTTATTCATAGTTTCATTATTTATTTGTTTATAATATACTCCAATATGGTCTGTTCTATAAGTTGAACTACAAAAACCTCTAATATGATTAAGATTATCGCAATCACGACCATTAAAAGCACATTCAAAACATATTAAAGACTTATCATCTTTACAAACTTTATATTTATTACCATTATAAGTAAATATTGTACCTATAGGTAAAGTTTTATAATTCTTATTATTCATAATTATCTATTTTACTTCTACATAAATAATATTTTTACCATCCATTCTATTACGACTGGAACACATTCCATAATGATTATGTAAATCACTACAAAGACTATGTTTAAATTCAGCAGCACATCCTGAACAGTCTCCATCTTTTTCTACTACTTTATAATGTTTATCATCAATAGTGACAACATCATTAACTTTAGCTTCTATCATAATTACAAAGTTATTTAATATTTTATTTTTCAAAATATAGCTTTCAAATTAAATCAGTGATAAATTATTCATCTGAGATAATTGAAAGCTATATAAATCAAATAAAATCAAAATTAAACAATTTAATGAATTAAAAGAGACTTGACTCTTCCATTGAAATCTGAAAATCAGCTTCAATATCATTAGCAATATCTTGATAATCTTCATTAGTAAGATTAGCAGATAAAACATCATCAGGAATTATAATAACATCATGAAGTTTACTTAATAGTTTCATACTTTCAAATTCTATTTAAATGAACACTAGTACAATCAAAGTTTACACCATTAGCAAAACCTTGATTAATACATATATCTTTAACTTGACAATCAGAACATTTAGTTCCACCATCAACAACAGAATAATTAATTCCATTGATAGTTATATTATCTATCTTTATCTTCATAAGCGTCATAAAATTAAAAACCTCTACTACTTTCGCAAGCAATAGAGGTAAAATTGTGAAATCTAAAACAGAAAACATTTACTAACATAAATGGTATATTATTGAGAATATGATTGCACTTACAAATATACCAAGAACAAAATACTCACAATTAGCTTTAATAGCTTTATTAAGCTTATCTTGAAGAGCATCAAGTTTATCTTTATAAAATTTATCATTAGCTTTTAATGTTTTATTAATGTCATTAAGTTCATTTTGTTTGTTTTGTGCAATAGTAGCTAATGTATTATTCTTTTTAAGAACATTAGCATACTCAGTTTCAGCATTCTTTAAATCTTGCTGAATACTAGAAATCTTATTTTCTAGACCAGCAATATTAGTTTTAAGACAAGCAATAAGTTTGTCTTTACGTCTTTCAACATCATCTTTACGAATGATAATATCAACAAGCTCTTCATTACTCTTCTTGCTAAGTTTAGTAACTCTACTTTTCTCAGCACTAGTTAATTCTTTTTTCATAAGTTCTCCTTATTTAATTGTTATTATTCCCATTTAATATTAGAATCATCTTCTTCATCTTCAACCATTATCTCACCAAATAAATCATATTCATCTATATCGTGAGTAGCACAAAAAGAATCAATTTCAACAGATGATTCATCAAATTCAGTATCATTATCTTTATCAATCATAATTATATAAGTTTAATTAATAATTTGATGACAAAGATAATGAATTTCTTCTACGGGGGTGCTCTAGTGTCATAACTTTAAGTTTTATTATGACATAGAGCAACCTCGTTATTTTAATCAAGAATAATTCTCTTAGTAGATTTACCCTTAATTACAATAGCTAAAGCACAATTAGCATTATATTGTTTAGCTAATTTATATTTAGCAACAACAGTTTTACTTGTATTTACAAGTTCTCCTTTATAAATAAAGTAATACTTAATTGTCTTTGTACCTTTAGATGTAGTTGTTTCAGCCTCAACAATTTTAGTGATTTGAGCATTATCAACTTTAAGTGTGTCTGCTTTTGTTTCAGCAGCAACATTCAAAATAGCACAAATCCAAAAGGCAAAAGTCAAAGCTGCAACTCTTACAGCTTTACCTTTATAACCATAAGCCTTAAACTTAGTACGAGCATATTCTCTAGCTCTAGTTAAGTTCTTACAACTAACAAGCATTGCACCTGTCATACCATCTTCTGCACGATTACTTCTAAAAAAAGTACTTATTCATAATAGTTCTCCTATTAAATGTTTATAATGTTATTTGGTCTATTCATTTATACTCCTATCAATTCGACCAGCTTCAACAAGAGTTAAATAATAAATACTCCTACTTTCACAAGCAAGAGTATTAAAAACGTTTTAAAAATAAAAACAAACAAGTATATTATTAATTGATTGATTGAACCTCTTTACGAACATGAAGGTAATCAGCACCTCTATCGGTATCAAAATAACCTTCATTATCTTCTTCAATCTCATCAAATAGTTTCTCACTAGCGTTATAGTAACGCTTATAAGTATCAAGTTCATCATTCTTATCAGCCATAGATGAAACAAAAATACACATAATTAGCATCAATATAAATATAATACTAATTAGAACAACATCTTTTTTCGTATCTGCTTTCATATCTTTTTATTTATTATGTTCTTTATTCCATTTCTCAATATCATAATTACTAGGAGCAAGAAGTATAAACAATTCTCCTACAAGCATCATAACCAAAGTTATGAGAAAATACTCACTAGTATATTTAGTCTCATCTTTAATAAAATAAAGATAAGCAAATACAAGACTAGCAATAAAAGCTAGAATACCAGCAGTATTAAAAATATATTTAATCTCTTTCATTGTCTTTAAAATTTTCATTGTAAAACTTAATCATATTATTAGTTGAATTATATCCAACTTCATCATTATATGATTTATTGCTTATTATTTATCAGTAATATTGTTTGTTTAACAGACTTCTTTTCTTTTGCTTAAACTACAGGAAAATCATCAAAAACACTTATATGATAAGTCCAAAGAGACAAAGTGCAAATTTTGTGATTACTTGTAACTACTTGATAATCAAGAGTAGTATAATCGTTAGTATCAGCAATAGAAAAATGAGAAGTAATAATATTAGTAGAAGAGTGATGAGTATTGTTAGAAGAAAGATTAGTAAGAAAAAGGGCTACTTCATCTTACTAATCTTTATCTTCTTCATCTTACTCTACAACTAATTCATTAGCATCAACATCTGCCAAATCTTTAACCAACTTTACTATTGAAGGATTACCTTCAACTTCTTCTGGATGATTATCAATCATCACCTTAGCAAGCTGAATAATATCAGCTAATTGTTCTTTTCTTAAAATCATAGCAACTCCTCCTTATTACTTATTAAATTCGTTATTTATACTATCTTTAATTATAGTATTAGCTGCATCAAGATTATCAATAGCAATTTCAAGATTACTACTAATATTAAGTCTGTCAGCAATACTAAGATTAGCACTATCTAAATATTTAGCTAAAACATTAGAAATAGCTTGAATTTCATCAAGCAATAATTTATTATATGTATTCATATCTTTATTATTTTATTTCATTCCTACAAGAGCGGCTTTATCTGCAAATTGAATGTCAATAATCTTATCAAGTTCAATACGAGCCAAATTATTATCTTTATCTCTTATATAAACAAGATTTAAATCTAACTCACTAATACGACAATCGTTATAAGTATGTTCATAAGTTACAATACTCAAACAACCATCATTAATAGCCATATAAACATTCAAAAGCCCAATTACTAATACTTTATTCATATCTCAAACTCCTTCTCTATTTATATGATTATAAGGATATTCATAATCATCAATATTATCATAAATATCCTCATAATCAATGTTATTATCGTTTGCTACATACATAGTTAATATATGTAGTAGCTATTTTGATAGCCATAGTATTTGGATTATCTACTATATCATAATATCCTGGATAAGGATAATTGTTGTTGCTATAATTAGCAATATTAACACAAACATTAGTCAAATGTTTATCAGTGTTTTCATTAGGCAATCTATTCTCGATTTGTCTAATAACACAATCAATCCAATTATCTTTAGATAATAAAGCTTTCTTAGCTTCATCATCAATAATTAGATTATTGAATACTTTCTTTACAATGTCGTTCATAATAAGTTCTCCTTATTTATTAGTTATGTCGTTATTATATTTAGTTGCTCAACGACTATTTGCAACATTGCCAATATCAAAAGTTTAAAGACTTACCTGACAATATAGAAAGTCTGCTATGTTAATTCCATGCTGAACGCTTACACGACAACATAGGAAGTTTGCAAGTAGCCCAACTTAATAATATAGTGGATGAGGTACAACTTAATTATATAGTGTATGAGTTGAACATTTGTCCTTTGCGGCGTGAGTTTGAGCCGTGAAACAATTTGTTTCACGAATAACAAATGTAGTCCTAACTACATAAGTAATTAGGACTACATAATTAATTTAGATACCGAATGGATTACCAATGCTTGTTATATTTGGTTTTACTTCTACAAAAGGTTGTGTTCTCTTTAGCTCTTGTATTTCCTCCATGAAATCTTTGTCGATATGGATTTTAATATCGACAATATTGCTAACGATACAATCGTTAGCATATAACTCATCGGTAAATTGTCTTTGTGTACCTTTAGCGTGAAAGGTTCTTTTGACCTCAATCGTAGCGTCAACCAACGCTAATGATATGATTTCCGGGTTAATCATTCTACCCATAGCTCTAGCGTTCAATATCTTCAATATCTTCACTTTTGGCGCAATCTGATTTATCAAATTGCGTTGGTTTATTCCAAACGATGTTTTTTGTACCTCTTGACCCGTATCGAAGTCCATAGAGGTAAAAGGCTCACAATCGAGCGAAATTGTTACTCTACCTCCTAAAGTTTTAGGCATAGTAACCGCTGTAATGTTAGCGATAATGTTTGGATAAACTCTAGTTTCTTCACTCTTTGCACTTGCATTTGCGCTTGTCGTTGTACTCATAATAAAAACGATTTGATGATTAATAATGTTATTTTGCCTTTTCCTCATTTCCATTTTCATTTTTGGATTTGAGGAGAGCATAACTTAATAGTATAGTGGAAGAGATTTTTGTCGAAGACAAACTTAATTATATAGTGGAAGAGTTGAACGATTAGTTACAACTTTAGGTGGGGGCATTCAACTTCGGTTATCAAGGGCGGGGGTCGCTAGTAATACCTCCTCCCTTACAACTATCTAAACAATTTTTATCACCTCAATCAGTTTAATTTTCTTTACTATTACTATTACTATTACTATTATCATTATTATATTTATTTTATCATAACTTCTTTTATTATTATCGTCATTACTTTAATCATTTTTATCATTTTTACTATTTTCTTTACTATTATCATTATCATTATTATCATTATCATTATTATTACTATTATTATATTCGTTTTATCATAATCATTTTTATAATAATTATCATTATCATTATCATTATCATTATCATTTCCTTTAGTTTTAATATCATCATAACTATCTAAACAATATTCATTATCAATATCATTATCTTTAAACTTAATAATAGTATTTTGGATTTTATCTCTTTTTATATTATCAATTTGACTAATTGCTTATTTTCTAATTTCAAAAGGTCAAAAAGCAACTAGATGTTTATCTAGGTTAATAGATGCAGATATAGGTTTATATAAAGCTATAGCACCCCCGTAGAAGAATATTAGCATTATAAACCTAACTAACTTTAGTTTTATCATTATGAATATCTTTAGTAGAATTATCTTTAAGTTTAGTATAAACAAAAAATAGCTGATAGAGAATTAACTCTACCAGCTACTGTGACCGAATAACTAGAACTCTATCTGTTATTAAATATATATATTTGGTTTACCTATTGAATCATTTATATAATTATTTTTATTTATATTTTGAATTTTAATAAATACAATATCTCTTTGAGTTTATCAAGAAACTCATGGTCTAAAACTTTGTTTAGATGCTATAAATCTCCACACAGACCAAGAACCTAATCACATTGTCTTTAAGACTTTAAATATTAGGAGAACTTCTGTGCCCTCAGTGACTATAAATATCTCTAACAGAACCATTAATAATATTAAATCTATCTATTAGTTCAATACTTATTCGAGTTTCTAGAACATCATCTATTTGATAATGTGTTTCCCTAGATATAGCGGTCACGATTGCAAATATACATATTATATTAGCCAATGTAACCATTATTACAATATTTAACATTATTGTTAATAAATCTTATCAATTAACATTTTTATCATTACTGATAGTATTATTATCATTATTATTTCTTATCTTTGCATCATCAATAAAATCATTAATAGTTTTAATTTAATCGTCTGCAATATCATCATTAAATCGAGCAGAAGTTATTTTAAAATATTAGAAAACGTTACTAATCTTAGTATTAATTTAAATAAAGTTATTATGATTAATTTAAAAGTAGTTTATCAAGGTAAAGATTTTGAATTAAATCTTCCTACTATGTTTTCTGAGATTGATATTAATTATCTTTCTTCTCTTGTAGCAAATGTAAATGTTGCTCCTAACTATAGTTTGATTGCTCTTTTGTTTAAACAAAAACCTTATGCTATTGTTAGTGGTATTAAACAAGGCAAAAATGCTACTGTTATGGCTACTCCTATTATGATTAAAAATGGAGATAGTAATGTTGAGTTTATTAAAAATATTAAGTTAGGTAATAGACTTACTATTTCTCCAAGTGATATTGTTTATGGTAATCATGTTAATGCTAAATGGAATAGTCTTAATCCTAATCTTTTAGTTGATTTACTTGAAAATAATAAACAACTTTATAAAGAAACTCAAGGTATTACGCAAGAAGTTTACTTTGTAGATTTTAAAATTGTTCCTAGTAGTGTTATTCATGCTTCAATTAACAATACTTCTGCTAAAGTAGTTGATTGTTATTTTAAAGAGAGTAAGAATAAAGATTAACACTCTTCTACGGGGGAGTTCTAATAATTCTAGGGGTAGAAATACCTCTAGATTCAAATACAGATTAAATTATGTATAATGAAGAAGGAGAAGAATATAGAAGATACCCTAAAGGAAATGAAGTTCGTGTAGTTAGAAAAGCAGATATTTTAAAATGTATTGATGAAAATATTATTGATAAAGAAATAGCTTTAGAAATAGTAACTCAATGTGAAATAGATGCTGCTAATTATTTAACTAATGGTAAATGGACAGGAATACCTTATATGGGTAATATTATTTCTAATATTTCTGGACTTGTTATTAGACAAAATGCTGATTTACTAGATGCAGCTAAAGAAGAACTTACTGAACATGAATTACTTTTGTTTAGAAAAGAATTAGTTGCTGATGGTAATGCTAGAGTTAAGCATGAAAGATATACATCTTATGTTGCTAGTAAAATGGCTACTCGTAATAGAGATTTATATAATAGATTAGTTAAAACTAAAGGTTTTAGTTATGCTAAGCTTTATATGTATTTTTATGCTAATCTAACAGTTGTTGGTGATTCTAATAATATTGGAAATAATGGCAAATGATGATTTGATAATAGATAAGTTGCTTTTAATAGATAATAATGGTATGCCTAAAGCTCCAACTATTAGACAACTTATGGATAAGGACGTAAGAGAACTTTATTCTAGAGATAAAACTAAAGATAAAGTTAAATACATACAAGAATGTATAGTTATTTATTATCTTGGAGACCCGAAATCTCCTGCTAGACAAAGCGGTCTTAGTGAAAAAGAAGCTCTTCTTATGGCTATAGAACAAGCTGGTCTTAAAGATAATTATACTCCTGACATTCTAGTTCTAAAGATTATTAAGAAGTATTACAATCAATGTATAACTGAAGCTGGTAAAGTTGTTGAGAATATAAATAAAGGTCTTCATAATATTAATCTTGCTCTTGATGTTATGAATAATATTCTTAATCAAAAACTTAGTAAACCTAAAGAACTAGATATAGCAACTATTGGAGAAGTTCTTGGTTTAGTAGATTCTGTTAATAAAAAAGCTGGAGAAATTCCTTCTATTATGAAAAAGCTTGAAGAAGCTAAGCAAAATCTACTTTATGAGAAAGAAACAGAAGTTGCTCGTGGTGGTGATGTAGTTAGTAGTTCAATGGATGCTAGTAATTATTAAATTTGAAAAGATATGAATAGTATTTTTAATGATAATTTTCTTTATTTCCAAGAAAAAGATCATAAATATAATGATACTTATGGAAACGAGTATATCAGTGTTACAACTATAATAGGCAATTATTCTCCTAAATTTGATAAAGATTATTGGCTACATAAAAAAGCTAAAGAATTAGGTATTACTGAAAAAGAATTAGCTAAACGTTGGCAAGATATAACTGACGAAGCTTGTACTAGAGGTAGTCATACTCATAATGGTCTTGAAGATGGAATTAAAGGAAGTAGTATGTTTAAAGATGCTATTAAATATTTAAATCAAATTGAAACTGGACGTTGTATTACTGTTGCAGATATACCTAATCTTAAAGCTAGACCTTTGGATATAGAAAAATTTAAAGAAGCTACTAATAACAAATATCCTAAAATATATGAAGTATTTGATTTTTATATTACTAGAGGATATACTATTTATTCTGAAATAGGTGTATTTCTTCCTAATCTTTTAATTAGTGGAACTATTGATGTTCTAGCTATAAAATCAGATAGATTTGTTATTCTCGATTGGAAGACTAATAAAGATGGACTTCATTTTACTAGTGGTTATTATAAAAAAGATAAAACTTGTAAACCTGTTCAACTAACTAATAATTGGGTTGAAAAAGATGAAAAGATGCTTCCACCTTTTAATACTCTTCCTGAATGTAATGGAAGTCATTATACTATTCAACTTTCTACTTATGCTAGAATGGTTGAACTTATATTAGGAATACCTTGTGTTGGTTGTGGTCTTTGTCATATAGGAACTCCATTTAAACTTAATCAATATGGTATGCCTTATCGTGATGAAAAAGGTTTATATGAAATTGATAAAAATGGAGAAGAAACTGTTCAATGGTATAGAATAGCTTATATTAGAGATATGGTAGATGCTATGTTTAAAGATAGAAAGATTTATCTTAATAGTAAAGGACTTTTAAATAAACAAACTGAAATAAATTTTGATTAATATGGATAAACTTCTTGAAAAAATTAAGAGTGCTGATTTCAGCAAAATACTCGTCAATAAAGGATATGCTTATTTTAATAAAGGTAAGTATAATCTTAATATTATTGGCGTTCGTAGAGCAGGTACTAAAGTTACAAATCACTTTGACGATTATATAGTAGTAGAATATATTGATATGTATGGTATCAAAACTAGAGAAGTTTTTGCTGCTACTACTGACCCAGGACTGTCTTCTATAACTAGTCCTATAAGTTCTAAAGGTTGCGCTATTCTAGCTCCTGGTCAATATAGAAGTTGTTGGAAACTTGGTTATCATAAAGGTAAATATGAAGCTATAGTTCAATATAAACCTGTAAAAGTTTATAGAGATAATAATAAAGACAAAGTTTATGATTTTGATTCTAAAACTATTGAAGAAGGAATATTTGGAATTAATATTCATAAAGCTGGAGATAATTCTACTATTGTTAATGGATGGTCAGCAGGTTGTCAAGTTCTTGCTAGAAGAAAAGATTTTGATAAACTTATGAAACTTGCTCATTATCAAATTAGTCAAGGACATGGTAAACTATTTACTTATACTTTAATTAATGAGGAGGATTTATAATGTCTTATATTACAATTAATGGTGAAGTTCAAGATACTTTTACTATAAAAGATTTAGAAAAAGCTATACATGATATTTGTTCTAAAGATAATGATATAGATACTCTTCCTACACCAATAGGTTTTAAAACTGTTATTCCTGAAGAGAATGTAGGTTTTATATGTCCTTCTCAAATTCAAGAAGATATTGATAAAGAAATTATTAATAGTCTTCATAGTTATAGACCTTTTAGTAAATGTTTAAGTAATGGATAGTTTTAGTAATGAAGCTGGTAAAGGTTGTATAATATTATTTGTTTTTACATTTGTTCTTATTTCTTCTATAATTATTGGAAGTTATTATCATAGAAAGAATAATAATATTATTGAACCTAATGTTGAAATACAGAAATATAATGATAGTTTAAAACTTAAAGTTAATAATTTAGATAGTATTAAAAATGCAAAAGTTATTGAAGTTCAAAAGCTTGATAATGACAATACTGTTAAGTTGTTCTATGAACTTATCAAGTAGTGGTCAAGTTGCAAACTCTTCTACGGGGGTGCTATGTGATTCAGTTAAAGTCTCAATTAATGATTTACGTAAAGCTAATATTAAACTTATTCAATTAGATTATGAAAAAGCTATTAATAATAATCTTAGACAAATTATTGTCAATGATAGTGTACTTGCAGAACAAGCTAGACAAAGATATATATTATTGGATAGGACATGCAAGAAAATAAAGAAACAACGTAATATTGGAGTAGGTGCTGCTATTGGTAGCATTCTACTCTTTATTATTTCTATTATAAAATAATATGGAAGAACAAATTGATTATGTAGAAAAATACATAAATGATTATCCTTTTCTTAATTATATAAAAGAAGATAAAACTCATTATAAACGAGCAAAAGATGAAGGTTATAAAGACCCTAATGATTTATTTATGATTGGAGATAGTGGAGGTTTTCTTCTTGATATTAGAATTGGAGATAAATTTGTTAATACTCATCTTCTTCATGAAATGGCTGATTTTTATCGTACTAATAAAAAATATACATTTTATAAAGAAGATAGTATTCCTCATAGACAGCTTCGTAAACGTGAAGAGTATAGAAGACTTCATGGTTATGAAGCTCCTTGTTTTATGAGAGATGGTGAAGTTAGACAACTTCATATTAGTGGAGCTATGTATAATTATCTTAATTATATTCAAATTGAGCAACTTGATGAATCTAGTATTATATATACAGATAAAGGTGCAGTTGCTAAGAAACATCAAGATTTTCCTAAATTTATTGATGCTCAATTTTGGACTTTTGCTATTATGGAATTTGCTCAGTTGAATGGTTATCATTTGCTTATTGATAAAACTAGACGTGGTGGATTTAGTTATATTATGGCTAGTGATTCAGCTAATGATATTAATTTAAGACCAAGTAAAGTTGTTATTCATGTAGCAGTTGATAAAAAATATCTTACAGCTAAAGGTGGTCTAACTGATTTTACTATTAATAATCTTTATTTCTATGAAAATAATACATTTTTTAAAAGAGGTATATTAACTAGAAATAATGAGAATTTTACTCTTGGATTTAAAACTCCTAATGGTGATATTAGTCCTAAATCTTGGAATAGTGCTCTATTTAGTGTTTCAGCAATGAATAATCCTAATTGTGCTATTGGTAAGGATGCAGTTAAAGTTAAAACTGAGGAGGTATCTACTATGGATAACTTTGATGAATATATGACTGTAACTGAACCTGCTATGCGTACAGGTAGTTATGTTACTGGTACACTTATGGCTTGGGGTACTGCTACTGATGGAAATATGCAAGTATTTGAACGAAATTTTTATTCTCCAAATAATTCTCATTTTATGCCTTTTGAAAATGTTTGGGATAAAGATTCTCGTAATGATGTTTGTGGATATTTTAAACCTTATTGTTGGGGTCTTCAAGGTCAAATAGGACTTCTACATGCTATGGATAAAGATGGAAATAGTAATATAGAAATAGGTCTTAGAATTGCATATAAAGAACGTCAAGATAAAAAACTTCATGCTAAAACTTTTGCTGAATATATTAATTATCTTGGTCAATATGCTAATATGCCTTGTGAATCTTTTAGTTCTACTACTGAAAATCTTTTTAGTTCTGAAGAATTAATGAGGTGGGAAGAGAAACTTCGTACAGATAATACTTATCATTTTTATCTTGATGGTATGTTTGTTGAAGAAGAAAATAAGGTTATATTTAAAAGTAATGAACGTATTGCTAAAGAAGGAGGTAAACTTAATGTAGATTATTATGAATGGATTCAAGGAGTTCCTAGAATGTCTAAAGAACATCCTCACGGATGTGTTCGTAAATGGTTTAATCCTATAAAAGTTCAATATACTGATGATAATGGTGTTACACGAATAGGTATTCCTCCTGGTCAATATTCTATTAGTTATGACCCAGTAGGTGTTAATAAAGAGAAAGATGAAATTACTAATAAACATTCTCATAATAGTATAAAGGTTTGGGAAAATCCAACTCAATATAATGGATTTAAAACTAGACTTGTTTGTGCTTATTATGGTCGTCCTGAGAAACTTGTTGAAGCAGATAGAATATGTTATCTTATGGCACGTTATTATAATTGTATTGGAACTACTGGTGTTGAGGTTAATAGAGGTGAAACTGTTAGTAATTTTGGTAAATGGAAAGCTCTTAAATATCTTATGAAAGACCCAGTAGAATTATGGGATAGTTCTATTAAAGCTAAAGCTTCTGCTAGTTATGGAGTCAATATTGGTGGTGGTGATGGTAATGGCGGAACTAAAGTTCTTGAAGGTCTTCGACTACTTAAAGAAATGCTTTATAGTGAAGTAGGTGTTGATAGACTTGGTAAAACTGTTTATTTCTTTCAAACAATATATGATTATCAAACTATTCTTGAATTAAAGAAATGGAATAGTAAAGGTAATTTTGATAGAGTTTCAGAAATGATTATTCATGCTTTACAATGGAGGCTTAAAGATATTAGAGCTGCTAAAGAACTTGCTCATAGAAAGAAAGCTACTGTTGATAATTGTGAAGATAATATTTGGAATAGAACATGGTTTAAATAATAAATTAATAATGTTATGATTAGTCCTAGAAGTTATGAATTTCCAGCACAAAAAGTTAGTGCTGCTGAAAAAGAAAAACCTAATTGGTACGCTAATAGTATAGATTATATTATTAGTCTTGGCGAATCAATGAATGATAGAAGTGAAGTAGAAACTAAACTTAATATTCTTCATGGTAATATGCCTAATGAGTTTTATACTAAAACTCTTAATCCTTATAATACTAGTCAAGAAAGATTTAAATATTTTCCTGCTACTCTTAGAAATTATGATATTATGTCTGATATTGTAAGACGATATGTAGGTGAATATTTTAAAGGTGCTCATGAATTTGTTGTTGGTGCTAACAATCCTGATATTGTTCTTAATAGAAATGCTGCTCTTAAAAAGAAAATTCTTGAAGCTGCTGAAAAAGCTTTTCAACAAGAATTTCAAAAACGTTATCAACAAATGGTTCAGCAAGCACAAGCTAATGGACAAACTCCTGATAGTGTAAATCCTCAAAATGCTATGCCTAATGCTGAAGAGTTTATTGAAAAATTTAATCAAGATTATATTGATAAAGAAAGTAAACAAGGTCAAGAGATTCTTAATTATGTTAGAGATATAACAGATGATACTATTATTTATCTTACTAATTTCTTTAATTATTGTTCTTTAGGAGAATGTTATAGTTATTCTGAAATTAGAAATAATAAAATATATAAAGAATCAGTTCCAGTTGTAGAAGCATATCCTATTCCTAATAATAAGATGATGGTTGAAGACCATGATATGTTTGCTAGAAAGATAATGATGTCTTATAATCAAATTCTTGATTTATTTGATGATGAACTTGATGATAATGATAGAGCTTATCTTGAAAAATATTATTCTAATTATCTTGATAAAAGTCCTAGTAGAACTTTAACATTTAAAGAGTTCTATGAATCTTATGCTTCTATTTGTGATAAGTTTAGTAAAGAAGAAAGAAATTTCTTTAAACAAAATAATCTTTCTCCTTATGAGAAAAATAGTAATCTTTTTGAAGTTTGGCATGTTGTTTGGAAAGGATTTGCTAAAAGAGGAATACTTACATATAAAAATGAAGTAGGTTTTGAATCTCAAAGAGTAGTAGAAGAAGATTATGTTTTAAATAAAGAAGCAGGAGATGTTTCTATAGAATGGACTTGGGAACAACAAGTTTATGAAGGATATAGAATTGGAACTCGTTATACTGGTATTTATCCAATTAAAGCTAGACCTATTCTTTTCCAACGTGATGGTAAACTTCCTTATAATGGTATAATGGAAGTTATTCCATATATGGGTCGATTTAGTATTATAGGTATTGTAACTCCTTTTCAAGTTCTTAGAAATATTGTTACTTATCATCAAGAAATGGTAATAGCTAAGAATAAGATGCTGATTATGTTATTACCTAAATCATTAGTTTCAGGAAATCCTGATGAAGCTATTTATAGAATGGCTGCTGATGGAGTTTTACCTATTGATGATGAAGATGATGCAGCAGGTGTTAAGATGCAAAATGTAAGACTTCTTAATGTTAATATGGGTCAGTATATTACTGAACTTACTAATTTTATAGAAAATCTTAAACTACAAGCTCGTGAACTTGTAGATATGAATGCTCAACGTTATGGACAAATTGCTCAATCTGCTGGAGCTACAACTACTCAAAATGCAATTAGTCAATCTTCTACTGGTTCTATTATTATATTTCAAATGTTTGATGAATTTAGAAAGAAAGATTATAATAGAGATTTAGATTTTGCTAAACTTGCTTTTGTTGATGGTCTTGAAACATCTTATATAGATAAAACTACAGGTAAGAAACATTATCTTAGTCTTGATGTTAATTCATTTATAAATTCTGATTATTCTACTACAGTTCGTAATAATGCTAAAGATATAGATAAGATTCAACAATTAAAACAATGGGCATTTAGTGCTGCACAAAATGGAGATTTAGAATCTGCTTTAGCTGCTATTGAAGGAGACAATGTTGCTCTTATATCTGATAGTATTAAAAAGTTTGCAGAAATTAAGAGACAACATGAAGAACAAATGAAACAAGTTGACCAACAAATTCAAGAACAAGCTAATCAAATGAAACTTGCTGAAATTCAAGCTAAAGGTGAACAAGATAGACAAACTCTTGCACTTAAAGCACAATATGATTTGCAACTCGAATATGCTAAAGGTGATATAGCTTTACTTGGAGATAAAGATCCTTCTAATGATGCTTTAGCTGCTGAAAATCTTACTAGAATGCAAGAAGAAACTAAACGTGCTATAGAACAATCTAAACTTCAACTTGAACGTGAAAAACTTGCAGTTGATTCTTATAATGCTGCTGCTGATAGACAAGTTAAACGAGAAGAAATGAAGAATGATTTGAGAATTGCTCGTACTAATAAAAACAAATATGATAAGTAAATAAGTTAAGCTCCACAATATGCTGGAGCTTTTCTTTTACTTACTAATATGTTATTTAATATTTTATTTTCTTCTGTATTCAATTATGTTTGAAAATCTATATAGTTAATCACTAGCTATATTTTATTTATGTATGAATTGAATAAATTGCATTGTTGGCAATATTTGTATAGAATATACATTTATGAAATAGATTATACCTAACTAATAATTATGGTGCTGCAACTAAAGATATTATCAGTAATTATCACGCACGTACATATATTACTATTAATGATGATATTAATATATATTAAATAGTTGATAATAGTAATGTTAATTAAAATAATAATTATACTTTTGCACCAACTAGTTTTAGCTAGAAAGATTTAATTAATCATTTAAATAATAATTATTATGTTTGTATTTAAAAATTCACTTGGATTTAATCAGCATCATAGACTTATGGTTGAAGCTGATTCTCTAGACTTAGGAAATGGAGGTGGAGAAGTAAGTACTTCTAAACCTAATCCACATGATTCTCCAGACATTAATGGTGGAAAAGGTAATGACATTAATGATAACCATGATGGAGATAATGGAAATAATGGTGGTGCTACTAACGATAACGACAATCCTGATAATAATTCTAATAAAGGTAAAGAAGGACAAGATGGAAACTCTTCTACGGGGGAGCTAGAGCCAGGAACTAATATTGAATTTGATGGCAATACTTATACTGTAGATGATAAAGGCAATGTCGTTGATGATAAAGGTAATATATTTAAAGAAGCTAAAGATGTTAAAGCTTGGGTAGATTCTTTAAGTATAGAGAACGATGATAATGACAATCAAACTCTTAGTATTGAAAGTATTCAAAAAGCTATTGGTGAGGAAATTGTTGATGAAGATGGAAAGCCAGTTGAATTTACTAATGATGTAGCTGGAGTTAAATCTTATATTGATAATGTTATTTCTCTTCGTTCTTCTGAACTTCAAACTGCTGCTATAAATAAAGTTTTTGCAGATAATCCTATTTTGGCTCAATTTGCTAATTATCTTGCAGTTAATGGTTCTCCTAGAGGTTTTGGTGAATTGCCTGATAGAAGCGGTATTACAGTTGATGCTGATAATGAAGAACAACAAATTGCTATTATTAAAGCTGCTGCTGCTGAATTTGGTAATAGTTCTTTAAATGATAATTATATCAAATATCTTAAAGATGCTGGTGGTCTTTATGATGAGGCTAAAGCTCAACTTGCAAATCTTCAAAATGCTGATAAGCAACGTAATGAAGAACTTGCTATACAAGCTGAGGAACAACGCAAAGCTGAACAAGAAGCCACTGATGCTTATTGGAGTAATGTTCATGCTAAACTTGCTGAACGTAAGATTGGACAATATACTCTTCCTGAGACTTTTGTTCGTGAAACAAATGGTCAAAAGGTAACTGTTACTCTTGACGATTTCTTTAATTATCTTTATCGTCAAACTCCTGATAAGGATGGAAATAGTGCTACTGAATATCAAAGATATTTAGCTACTCTATCAGAAGATGATTTAATGAATAAAGAAATGCTTGATGCTTGGTTGGCATTTACAGGTGGAAGTTATAAAGACCTTGTTGATATGGCTATTAAAGAAGAAAAGGTTAAAACTTTAAGACTTAAATCTAAGAATAACGATGGTCATAAAACTATTAAATTCACTAAGCCAACTAATAATAACAAAGTAGATGTAGATAATCTACTTCTAGGTTTTTAAATTATTGTTTAATTAATTAATCAATTTATTATGTACAAATTAAGAGAAGTACAAAGAGGCAATTATGATGACCGTGGTTATTCTAATGAGGAAACCATTGCTCATCTTATGCTTAGTAAGCCTTCTGAGATTAATTCTATGCTCACCTATACTTTTGGTATGGATGATGATAGATTTCCAATTAACTTTTTAACAGAGGGTCAAGGTTCTGCTGGTATAGTAGATATTGAAACTACTGATTGGACTTGGAAGACTATGGGTCGTATGAAGTTTAATGATTCTATTCTTTTTGCTCCAGTTCCTGATACTACAAATAATGTAGGTAAAGGTGGTGCTACATTTGAAGTTGAATTTAAGACTCATTGGTTTATTGAACAATATGGTCTTGTTGCTCCTGATGGTCAAACTCAGGTTCGTATTATGAAAGACCTTGGTGCTGGTCCTCATGGTGGTTATCTTTATCGTTTGAAGCTTACAAATCCAGACCCTAATGCTTCTGTATCTGCTGATAATTTAGCTGTTGGTGCTTATTGGTCTATGACTGCTCCTACTATTCCTGAGAGTTATTCTAAGGGTAATAGAAGTAATGTTATGGGACCTGGTAAGATGACTTCTCAACTAGAGTTCCATCGTTATTCTAAAGAGATTGCAGGTAATCTTGCTAATACTGTTGTTACTTATGAATTTAAGACTAAAGAAGGTGGTGGTACTACTAATCTTTGGATTAATGAAGAGATGCGTCAATTTGAGATTCAACAGCGTATTATGACAGAGGAGCGTCTTTGGTTTGCTGAGTATAATAAGACTGTTAATGGTGAGATTACTCTTGTTGATGAAGATAATGGTCAACCAATTCCTCATACTGCTGGTATGCAACAGATTTGTCGTGAATCTAATTATGACACTTATGGAGAGGAACTTACTCTTAATAAGATTAGTCGTACAGTAGGTGATGTTCTTGATAAGGATACTGATACTGGCGATATGAAAGTAGTTCTTCTTTGTGGTAAAGGTTTCTTTGAAGACTTTGATAATGCTATTAAGCAAGAATCTAAGGATAATGGTTTCCTTACTCCACTTGGTGAAAAGATGATTGATGAAGATGGTGATGGTCTTACTTATGGTAAGTATTTCCGTAAGTATAAGACTGTTGATGGTCATACTGTTATTTGTAAGCATATGAGTTTCCTTGATAAGGGTACTTTTGCAGAGAATGATAGAGCTAATGGTCGTGTTCATCCTCGTACTGGTCTTCCTCTTTGTTCTCATCAAGCATTTATGATTGATATGAGTTCTTATAACGGACATCAAAATATTCGTAAGGTTCGTAAGAAGGGTCAAGTTCATATTGCTGGTGTAGTTAAGGGTCTTACTCCTATTCCTGCTTCTTGGGGTGCTGTTCCTACTAATTCTCTTGCCACTGATATTGATTGTTCTCGTTATGAGGTTAAAGACAGTTTCGGTTTGCAAGTAGATAAGGCAACTAAGTTCTTCCAGTTGAAGTGTGTACTCTAATAATTAATTAATAAAAAGAAAATACTATGAGTGAATTACAAATTAAAACTACTCAAAATAATAGTAATCCTAAAGAAGATGCAACAACCAAAGAGCCAACTGCTGCTCAGGTAGAAGCAGCTAAGAAAGCTGAACTTGAAGCTGAACTTGATGCAGAATATACTGAAAATAAGAAAATCGTAGTTGCTGTTATTAATCGAGTTTCTGCTTATAGAGCTATTAACGCTTTAGCTATTGGTAAACCTAAATATGTAATTGGTTCTTCTATTAGTTCTACTCGTAAACTTATGAGTAATAAAGGTGAGCTTGAAACTTATTATCCTGAACTATTAGGTGTATCTTCTAATAATCCTGACTTTGTTACAAGAGTTAAAAAGTATCTTAGCAATATAAGTGTTAATCTTAGTGATGGACAAAAAGAATTTGATGTATCTTTTGTTTATCGTCATAAAAGAGATTATCTAGCTATTAAGCAACAACTTGAAGATATTGACAAGAAATATGAAGCTTCTCCTAAAACTATTAAAGATGCAAATCTTAGAAATGATGAAATTAATAGAATAGAAGCTACTAAACATAAATTTGGTTATCCTGTTAATATAGAAGATTATATTATCTATCGTCATTGTCTGTTGTATAGTGAAGTTGCTAAAGATATTAAGTTTATTGGTTCAAATCCTAATCTTCGTTTTTATATTAAAGATGTTGCTAAGGAGAAAGAACGTGAGAAGAAACGTCTTAATGCTGCTAAGGAAGCTATGACTAACTTTATTAAAGTTATTGGTTCTCCTGAAAAGACTTTGGCTGTATATGTTGCATATCTTACTTATAAGAATTATAATGTTGCTATTGGTCTTGCTAAAGACGAATCTGAACGTGAACGTGAACTTATCGCTTTTGTTAATGAAGACCCGATTAAGTTTAATTCTTTTGTTAATGATAAGAATATTCAAGTTAAGTGTTTTGTAGAACTATGTATTGCTAGAGGTGAGCTTGTTCGTTCAGACCTTAATCAACAAATTAGTACTCCTGAAGGTCAATTTATTGGTGAGAATATGAATGCAGCAGTTGCTTATTTTAATAATCCTAATAATGCTGGTTTGAAGACTCAACTTGAAAATAAAATGAAACTCGTTTAATAAGTAAAGCTTATGACAATTAGAGAAATGCACGTAATGTTTCGTCAGTATGCTCAACAAATGGGTATGCAGAACGTTCGTGCAATTCTTCCTGAACAAATTGACTTGCTTATTAACAATAGTATAAGTGATGTTATTAATCAAGTGATTACTCAAAACATTGGTACTACTAATGATAGAGTAATCACTGATAATTCTAAACTAAATCAAATTAATGCTTTAAAATCTCTTTATAAAGTATGGAAAGGTAAAGTTACTTTAGGAACTGCTAAGACAAATTATATTGCTAGCTATGAACTTCCTATTAATGCTTTCAAAAGTGGTGGAACTTATAATAATGATGGTGTTAATAGTACTTCCATTTCATATATTTATATTGTAGATTTAAGTATTAGTTATAAAAAGGATAGTGATTTTGTTAGTAACATATTTCCAATTCGTATTATAGATGATATGTATTTGGCAGATGTTGTTAATGATTTTATTCTTCATCCAACGTTTAGAAGTCCTGTTGCTACAGTTCACGATAATACTATTGAACTTTATATTGATAAGCCTGATTCTTCAACTCCTCCTTTTAAATTTCAAGGTTGTGATGTTAATGAAATTCGTTTATCATATATTGCTAAACCAAGTCAAGTTAAGTTCCTTGAAGATGTTAGTGGAACTAACGTAGATTGTGACCTTCCTGAATATCTTCATGTTGATATTGTTAAGCATGCTGTTGAACTTTATAGAACTGCTCTTACTGGTAGTATTGCAGTTACACAAGCTGCTCAAGAACAACAACAAAGGGAGAATATGAGAAATAATTATCGTCCTAGTGATGGTAGTAATCAACAACAAAATTAAATAAATTATGAAACAATTATTTATAGTTCCTAATGGTGTTACTTATCCTACAAATGAGTCCACTATTGATAAGTTGACTAATGGTCAACTTGGTATTTATGAAACAAGTGGTGGTGTTCCTAAGGCTACCACTGCTAAGGTAAAGACTAGTGAGTTTACTCTTGCTTATGGTCGTGAGAATAGTCAAGCGATTACAATGGTAATTAATTCTGATGCTGATATTACTAAAGTTACAGCTACAGAAGGTAAACATTATTCAGCAGATATTACAATTCCTACTCCAGAAAAAGGTCTTAACTATACTGTCGAACTTATTCGTAAAGGTGTAGGTTTCCATGAGCGTAATCTTTATACTGCTACAGATAAGGTTCGTGTAGGTGTAGATACTGCTGAAAAGCTCGCTAAGTCTTTAGCTGACCAACTTAATGCAAAGGTTAATAATGGCGAACTCAATCTTAAAGTTACTGCAACTAATGCTAAGATTAGTATTACTTCTAAGGATTGGCAAGATTGGGAACTTTCTGCTGCTGATGATTTGTATTCTATTCTTGGTAGTGACAAGGATTCAGAACAAATTAATCAAACACATGCTGTAACTCCAACTTGTGATGCAGATTATGTTAAGAATCTTGCTTCTGTTTGTGCTCAGAATCGTGGCTTTAATAATACTTATGCTGATGGTGCAAGTATTTATCCAGGTTATCCTGAGGTTGTAGCTGGAAGTTCATACACTATTTATAATATTCATTTCCAATATGGTCGAAAAGCTTCTCGTACTCGTGATGAGGCAGTATGGCAAGATGCAATTATTGCAGTAGATGCTGATAATACTACGTTTAGTGGTGCTCTTGAAACTGTTCTTGGATTGAAGTAAAGATGAATACTAACTATCACTAGAACCCTTCTACGGGGGAGTTCTAGTGATTTACTTATTAATTATATGGATGAATTTAATCAAATTAATCAAGTAGTAAATGATGCTATTAAAGATTCATCTTATATAACTGTTCTGATAAGTAGTGGTGTTTATATAGCTTATACTCTTATAGTTAAACTAGTTGATTTGTTTAAATCTAAAGATAGAAACAGACCATTAATAGAAATGGCTTCTGCTATCAAACAAGTTAGTGAAAATGTAGTTAAACTTAATGGAGTTTTAGATAAAGCTTTCCGAGATGCTGAAAGTAAAGAAGAAGCTAAAATAAAAAATGTTATTTGTTTAGGTTTTGATAGTTTTAAAGTTAATGTGGTTAATATATGTAATAATATAATTATTCATAATAATGTTGATGCTAATATAGACCTAATTAAACAAAATGTTTTTAGACTAGTAAGTACTGAATATTATAAACTTTATAATGTTTTTTCAGCTTATGAAATAAATGGAGTTAATATTTCTACCAAACTTAAAGACGAATGGATAGATGATATAACTAAAGAATGTTTAGATATAATTTATAATGGTCAAGATAGTTTAACTAGGATTAGTCAAATATCTAATAGACTTGATATAATTGCAGATGAACATTCTATTTTCGTAAATAATAAAGTTTTTAATCATTAATAAGATGTTCTTATGAATAATGATTCTCAAATAAAACTATCTCAAAGTAACCTTGAGAAAGTTGAAGTTGAAATAGTTAATACTATTAATGCTTTGACTTCTCAAGGTTATTTTGTTAATAACGCTAAATTACTTAAGCTTAGTGTTATTCAAATGATTAAACATTGCTATGATAATGTGACTTTTCTTACAGATGAAGAAGTTAATAATCTTAGTAATATAGTTATTAATTTATAGAGGAATAAATATGAATGATAATAGTAATAACACCCCCGTAGAAGAAAGTATTGATTCTCTTAATACAAATCCTACACAATATAATGAAGTATTTGTAAAAGATGATGACTATGATGGTGGTTTTCCTATAACACCTGAAGTAGTTTATTTAACAATTCCTATTGCTTGGATTCCAACATATAGACGACTTATTAGCCTTATAGCTAGTGCTGGAAAATCTGTGATTGATGATTGTTCTTATGGTTGTAAAGGCAATGGAAGTGTTGTATTTAATTGTTGGAATATATTTCAATCTGCTTGTGCTGCAAAAGCTAATGGTCAAAGTAAACAAGCTCAACTATTTATAGATTATGTAGATAAACAAATTGAATCATATAATAAAGCCAATAATATTAAAGTTACAGATACTTCATTTAAATATATTATTACTCCTGATGGAAAATGTTTAGCTGATGGAGTAATTAAAGATGATGTTGTAAATTTAAGTCTTGATTCTAAGAATAAAGAAATTTATGACAATTATATTAAAAATAAAGATAATGGTAAAGTTTATACAGAAGGAGATTAAACTATGAAAGATTTAACTTATTATGTTGAAAAGATTGGATATGACAAATGTATTCATCTTTTGATTTGTTTTATTATTGCTAGTAATGTTGCTATTTTAGATAATGAAATATTTGATAGAACTGCTATTATTGCTGCTAGTATTGGTGGTTTTACTGCTATTTTTATAGCTATTGTTAAAGAATTGATTGACTTTTTCATTGGCAAATCGTTTGATTTGAAAGATTTAAAATTTGGCATTGTAGGCTCTATTGTAGGCTTTATATGGAGTTTAATTTTGATTTTGATATAGTTAATCATATGTGATAAAATTATTCGTTTGTAGAACAAAATAAAATATTATATAACTATGAACATAAAGAGATTGTTTGAAAAGACTAGTACTGGTCTTAAAGAATTTGTTGCTAAAGTAGATTTTGCAAATGTTATTGGACTTACTGAAGAATTAACTAAATATGTTAAGAGAAATAGTAATGCTTATGTTGCTGAAATAAATCCTGATATAAATTTTGATGGTGATGTTCCAGTAATTGATTTTATTTATGGTGATGGAAGTAGTAAAAGTGTTATTTTAGATTTAGCTTCTGAAGAATTTCCTGGTCTTATGAGTACTACTGATAAAAACAAAATAGATAATTATGTTGGTACTAGATTAAATGTTCCTAATATAACTTATGTAAATCCTGAACTTCAAGAAGAATATACTTCTATAGGTTATGAAGGAATTAAATATACAAATGGAGTATGTACTTTTAATGTATCAAATGGTGATATTAATATAAAAAGTGATAATATAAAAATAAATGAAACAGAAATATCATATATTAGAGGTTCTAATAGTACAACATTAAATCAAACAGGTCTTATAGTAGATGATACTTCTACTGAAAGTTTTGATAATAGTACACATAGAATAACAATTACATCAAATACTATAAAGTATAAATATTTTATAGATAATAGTATGACCGATGGAGAAAGTAAAAGTGGCGACTATACCTATACTTTTCCTGATAAGTCTGGAACTATAGAACTAGTTGATGAAGAGAAAAATAATAAGCTTAAACATATAGCTTTAGTCGATGGTTTACATAATAAATATTGTAATTTTGCTTCTGCTTTTAAAAGTTTTGAAGAATTAGCTGAATATGTAAATAACAATAAAGGTAAAATTACAGAAGCTTATACTATTTTTAATGATGAAACTAATATACAATGCGTATCACTTGGTACAGATGGTGCTTTAGTATTTGCTCAATTTGGACTTGATGGTATAGCTATTAATTATGGAAATCTACGTAATGATGGTAATGCTACACTTGATAGAACATTAGGTTTTAATGATGAAGCAGCAATATTTCCTAGCAATTTACAATTAATAACTGATAATAATGAACTTTATTCTCTTAATTTAGATAAATGTATTGAACTAGGAATACTAACAAAAGATAATACTACTGTTCAAATAAGTAATACAAATCTAATCGTTTAACTTTAAATTATATTGATATGAATGATAAAGAGAAAGAACTATGGAGAGTTATAGACAATGTTATTAAATGTTGTGCTATAACTAATACTGATGGAACTCTAAGTATTACAAGAGAAGAAGTTCTTGGTAAATCTCGTGCTGAAAATCTTGTAATGACTAGATGTATGGTAGTAGAACAAATGCTTCATGCTGGTTTTAGTATTACAACTACAGCTCAGGTTCTTAATAGAACTGTTCAAGCTGTTAGACATTTACAAAAACTTGCTTTTGATTATTTAAAAACTTCTAGAGTTTATAGACTTGCTACTGCACAAGCTACTCTTCTTAATAAAGATGTAGAACCTATGTGCATATAAAAAGTAAATAAGATTGAAATAAAGATTATCTTATTGATAATAGTATTAAGCTGACAACTAGTGAACAACTAGATTGTCAGCTTTTTGTTTATATTCAATATTCACCTTATCTTTGCAACGTACAAAATACTAGTATAGTACATTTTATTATTAATCATTTAACTTTTTAAATTATGGACGATTCTAAGATTTTTATGTTCCCTGATGGTGGAACTAAACAAACTAGTGATTTTAACAGTTTACTTCCTCTTCTTATGATGAATTGTGGAGGTATGAATGGTGGAGGTTGGATGTGGATTATCTTTCTCTTTTTCCTTTATCCTCTTATGCGTAATGGTGGTTTGTTTGGTAATGCTGGTGGAAATGGCAATGGTTGTCTAGGTCCTCTTGCTAATATGGTAAACAATAATGATGGTAGAGATTTGCTTATGCAAGCTATTAATGGAAACGGTACTGCTATACAAAATCTTGCTAATATGTTTAATACTAGTACAGATATGATTCAAGCAGCTATTAATCAAGTTAATAATGGTATTACTCAAGTTGGTTGTAAGATTGATTCTTCTACTGGTGCTCTTCTTAATGCTGATACTCAGAATACAATGACTCTTGCTCAACAGTTAGCTAACTGCTGCTGCAATTTGAAGACTATGATTAGTGATACTTCTCATCAGTCTCAACTTGAAACTCTTCGTCAAACAGATACTATTAAAGAATCTGTTAATGGTGTAGGTAATGTTGTTACTCGTGGTTTTTCTGATGTAGGTTATGCACTTCGTGACCAGACTTGTAATCTTGAAAAATCAATAGATTATGTAGGTGATAGAGTTATTGCAAAACTTGATGCTAATGAAAAAGCCGCTATGCAGGATAAGATTAATGCTCTGCAAACTCAGCTTACTACTGAACATCAAAGTGGTGTAATTGCTCAACAAATTGCTGCTGCTGTAAATCCTATTGCTGCTGCTGTTCAGGAAATTAAGTGTGCTCAACCTCAAACTGTAACTGTTCCTTATCAGCCATTCCAAGCTATTCCTAATTGTGTAGCTTATCAATATGGTATGTATAACAATGGTAATCTTAATGGTTTTTGGCTTTAACTTATAGGAGGTAATATTATGGCTTTAAATAATGAATTCATTGGTAATCGTGGCGGTATACCTTTAGTAGCTGCTACTCAAACGACTGCTGGCAGTGCTACTGCTAATGCTGTTTTTAGTATGCCTAATCATACTTTCAGAGCTATGGGAGTTGCTGGTATTATGGTAATTAATTTTAATGCAGCTACAACTACTGCAACTGGTTTTGAAATTATGGTTAATAATAGTACTCTTCCTCTTTTAGCAAGTAATGGAGAAGCTCTTACTGCTCTTACAGCAGGTCTTCACATTATAGTATTTGATAAACAAAATAATAAACTTCAACTTATAGTATAATGTTTAGTGCTTTAAACCAAGGCAGTCTTGTTTATATTCTAGATAAGACTGATGGAGTTAAATTTAAGATTGGTGAAATTGTTGGTACAACTGTTCCTCAATTCGCTGTTGATGGTTCAGGAATGGTAATGAAATTATCAATTAAAATAAACGGAAATGTTGCTGAATATAATAATGTTCCAAGTGCTGCAACTATAGTTTCTTATAATAATGGTAAATTTATTATTGCTGAAACCAAACAAAGTATTCAATCTGAAGTAGAATCTACTCTTCATAATGCTAATTATATTATAGAACATATTGAAGATTATAAATCTCAAATTACTCAATGTGAAGAAGTTCTTAAAGAACTAAATCCTCAATATGCTAAAGATAAAGCTAGAGATGAAGAATTTAATAATATCAAGAAAGAAGTAGCTGGTCTTAGAGAAGATATTTCTAAAATTCTTGAAGTTGTAACTAATAAAAATTAATATTATGTATATTATGGTACAAACAGGTAAAAAGAGTCTCTTTGCAATGAAAGAGAAACTGCATAAAATGAGATTAGAAATTCAAGAGCTTGAAGAAGCTATTGATGATTGTGAAACTCGTGAAAATCGTGATGGTCGTGATAACGATTATGAATCTCGAAGATATAGAGATTATGACGATTATGAAGATAGAGATAGAGAAAGAGAACGTGATAGAGATTACGAAAGACGTCCTCGTACTCGATACTAAGTGTTTAACTAACTCCTCTGTAGAAAACTCTTCTACGGGGGAGTTCTAATGTTTAAGCTATGATTAGAGATTCATTTGATATTTATGATGAACTTCCTGATGATATGTATATTTATCTTAAATATAATGGAAGACATTTTAATAGAAGACTTGTAGCTTTTGCTATTAGTAAAATGACTACTAGAGATAATTCTGGAAATGAAGTACCTTTAGCTGAAATAACTAAAGATAAACTCAAAGAATTACTTTCTGATAATGGAATTAAAATAGATGAAGAATTAATATATGATGCTTTATTTGTTGCTAACATGGGAAAAGCTGATTATTTAGGAAGTAGTATTCCTGACGAAAATCATTTAGCTAAATATGTTAATGATGTAATTAATGATGTTGATGGATATGATGGACTTCCTTTTAATCGTTGGTATGCAGATATGGTTCATAAAGGCATTCCTATTGATTGGTATGAATATAGATAATTATTAAGTGCTTATTGTTAATCAGCAATAAGCACTTTTTATTTATATTAAAATATAATAATAATACAATAATTGTTGAAGATGATAGTAATATTAATATATCTTTGTGTCGAACTAATAATAATGTTATGGATATAATTAATGAAACAATTCAAAATTTAACTACTAGTTTTGATTTTAGTTATTGTATAGTAGTAAATGTTCTAGCTTATATTCTTATAACTTGTTTTATAAATATTGCTAGAGGAAATATAACTAGATTTATGAAAAGATTTCTTCTAGTTATTAGTATGATTGCTGTTGGTATAGTTTATTATCTTGTTGGAGTAGATGTTAAACTTATAGTTAATTCAGCTATTATAGCACCAGTTAGTTGGAGTTGGATATTTAAACCTATTCTTAATAAAATAGGTTATGATTATAAACATATTGATAAACTTTTAAACAATTAAAATTATGACACAAACAGAAATTAATCAGGTAGTTGAAGCTATGCAGCTTAGTCCTAAATATAAAAATATTCTTCGTAAATGTCTTAATGGAGATAATGAAGAAGTTAAGAATGCAATTAAAAAACTTAATGATGCTGATATAGAACTTAATACTAAACTTAGTGAACTTGCAAATAAAGTAAATAATCTTAAAACTGATGTATTTGCTGTTGTAAATTCTCTTCCTACTGAAAATATTGAAAATAAAATTTATTGTATTAAAGATACTACTGATGGTGGTACTAATAATAAATTTATTGAATATATTTATATTGAAACTACTAAGAGTTGGGAGAAAGTTGGTGAATTTAAAGCTGAACCTGATTTAAGTGGTTATGCTAAACTTACTGATATTGGTGCTCCTGAAAACTTTACATTTACTCTTGAAGATGGTTCTATAGTAACTAAATCCATTAGAGTTATTTCTACAACTACTAATCAAGCTGGAGCTTAAGGAGGTATTATGGATTTTAGTAAAGTAACATCACTACAAATACCTGAAGGTAATGTAACCAAAATACAAGACAAAGATGGTAATATTCTTTGGGCTAATATTAATAAAGTTGCTTATGGAGTTCGTTGGAACTCTGTAAATCAAGCTACTACTGCTTGTGAAAGAATTGGTAATCTTGAACTTCATAAAACTCTTCCTATTCAAAGTAGATTTAAAGTTTGTATTCATAAAGGTAAAGAAATTCAATATTATTGTCATCCTGATGATAGTAGATTTGTTGAAGATAGTAAAAAGGCTGAATTTACTTATCAAAAAGCTGATATGAATCTCACTGCTTGTGATGGACTTCCTGCTGGTGTAGTATCTTGTGAAGAAAATAGTGTAGTTAAATGTAAGTTTGTAAATGAGAATTTATTTTCAAATTATAGATTCTTATATTCTTATGTATATATAGAAGATAATGTATCAGAAGCTATAGCAATAGGTAGAATTGTTTATATTGATACTAATACACATGAAGCTTATATAGATGATTCAAATAATATACAATTAAGTGATTACACTAGTAGTAAAAACTATGATAAATACCCAGTAAATGACGCAATAAGCAGACCATGGTTTTCTGATAGCTATACCGTTGAACTTGGTTGTTCTATTAATGGTTATGATGGAGAAATAGGCGTTGATACAGGTGGTAAGTTCTATCAATGGTCTGTAGATAATGATGGAGATAATAATGAAGTTTGGCAAAGTCTTTATAAATGTGTTCCTTATGCTAGAGAAATAAAAAGACATATTATCGGTATAGATAGAGCTTGTGTTCTTAATGTTGCTTTTAATGATACTAAATGGGGTTGGATTGGTGGTCTAGAAGCCAATACAGCAGTAAATGTTATTAATTATCATACTAATCTTAGAGGTGGAAGTAATGCTACTAATTTTGATGAATATTTAGGAGTTGATAATTTTAGATGTCAACTTGGTAAAGCTAGAACTAATCTTCCTCTTGCTACAATTAGAAGTTACTCTCAAAAGACCGATGGTGGGCAAATGCTTTATAAGCAAATTTGGGAAGCTATTGTTTGGAGTTATGTTATTGAATATGCAGATTTTGATGTAAAGAAAGCATATAACTCTGAACTTACTACTGAAGGTTATCATCAAGGAGGATTAGGTAATGGAGTTACTAGAGGAAATGATTTAGGAAATTATAATAATAATGAAAAGCTTGTTACTAATGACTATACTCTTGAATTAGGCAATAATACAGGTATTAAAACTAGAGCTGCTAGAGAAAATCAAATTGCTTGGAATGTTCCTCATTGGAGAGGATTTAATGTTTTTTGGTATGGAGATATTTGGATTAATATAGATAATATGTTGACTAAATATGATACTACTAAACAAAAAAGAATTTGGTATTATACAGATGACGTTTCTAAGTTTAGTAATGATATTACTAATAAAGAACATCAAATAGAAGGTCTTGGTAATGTAAATGAAAGTTGGTTACAAGAAGTGAGAATAAATAATAAAGGAGATATAGTTCCTAGTAAGATAGTTAATAATACTAATTATAAAAATTCTTATTATTTGAATTATACAGGTAGTAGTATTCATGCTACTTTTGCTGGTGGTAATGCTACTCATGGCTCTCGTTGTAGTCTTCTTTTTCTTAATGCTGTCGATGGTGCTGGTGCTGTTAAGTCTCATTATGGGTTTGCTAAAGTTACAATTTTAGATACTTAAATTGATTATTTAAATAAAAGATATTAAGTTGTACAAAGTATTTAACGTGTTGGTCTATAAGATGAAACTAATAATGGAATGATTATAGTTGGTGTTATAGTTTAAAATCAAGATAGTTATATACAAAGTACAACTTAATATTGTTTTTATGATAATAGAACTATTATATCTAAAGATACTATTAAAGCTAAAACTTATGATTAATATAATTTATTTTTATTTATATGGCTTATTTTCGCTTTGTCTGTAAGTATTTAATTATCAGGCTGATTAATTAATCATCCACTATATTTTGATTCGTTTGTGTGCGCACACAGATAGCTATATCACAGTGATTGATATTTGGATAATAAGCATAAAATCTTTATATTTGCATTGTTAATAAAGAGAAATGATGCAGATAATCAAACAAATGAAACTTATGTTTAACGTATTGATATATAATTAGCTGATATTGATACTGCTTCAAATCTTCATATTAATACTCCTCCTAGAAGAGATGTTGATAATTACCGAAATAATCATATTAGTAATCCAAACCGTAACATTCTTCTACGGGGGAGTTCTAGTTTTAATAACATTATATAAACATATAAATTTAAAGATATGGCTAGTATTGCAATGATGGTTAGTGAATTAGCTCATTCTTTAGGTCAACCTAATAATCATGCTTTACGAGAAAATCTAAAACTTCTTGTGATTCAAACTCGTAATGAATGTATTAGACGTAGTTATGAAAATCATAGTTATGTTGATAAAGGTCTTACTCAAAGATTTAGAGTTACTCTAACTGATGTTAATGATGGTGATATAGTTTTACCTGATTTTATTAAAGACTATGTAAATATAGATAAAATTAAAAGAACTACAGAAAAAGTTCCAAGACCAGTTAGACTTACAAATAATCTTCCATTTGATAGAGTAAGTTCTGTAGGTTATGCTACTAATAGAGAATTTCCTTATATTAAAGAAACCACTGCTAGATTTAGAAATTCTGTTCCTGGACTTTGTGGTGCTATTAGTTATGATTATATTAATGAATATATTTATCTATATCCCGCCCGTAGAAGGAATCTAGATATAAATCAAATAGTAATAGAATCTTCTTTTGAACATCCTAATGAAATTTCTTTAGGTAATGGTGAAATAACAAGTGATAATCTTATTTATGATGATAATGAATATCTTATTCCTGAAGATATGTATGGTCAAATCAAAGATATTATTTATAAACGAGATTTGCTTAATCAACATAGAGAAACAGATGAAACTCCAAATAATATAAAATTTTAAACTATGGCTAGTATTAAAATAAAACCTATTGGTATTCGAGATTATTATTTAAACTTTAAAGATGTTTATGCTCGAAGAATACAAGTAGCTTTAATTGAGAATGATAGACTTAAAGAAGAAATAGATAGAAAACGTAAAGAACTTCTTCCTTATGTAAGTATGTTTAAATTTCCAATTATTGATTATCCTGAATTTCAACAAAATAAATATATTAATGGAAGACTTATAACTGCTGCTATAGGATTATATTCTGATGTTAGAACTACTCCTGAAGTTAAAGGATATTGTTTTAGACTTTTATCTTTAGCTAAAGCTCAAAAGCAATTTCATGATAATATAATTATTATTCGTAAAGCTAGTAAACTTAAAGATTTAACTTATAGTGAATATCGTAATATTCTTAAAGTATTCTATTATGAAGTTCAAAAACAAATGATACTTAATGGATATGGTTATGTTCTTGAAGGTAATCTTGGTTGGCTTTGTTTAGCTAGAGTTAAAGTTAATAAAGAAGGAAAAAAGAAAACTATTGATTTTGCTGCTACTGCTAGAAGAAAGAAAGAACTTCTTGAAAAAGGAGAAAGAATTTATAATAAAGAAGAAGCTAAATGGTGTGAAGATAATCATGTTGTTTATAATGGTGTAGATTATAAAGTTTATAAAAATGATGAATTTTATTATGATTATCGACTTCTTGATTGTAAACTTCCGAATGGTAGATTATTTAAGATAAAAGCTACTGATAGTAGAGCAGTTAAATATAGAGGTTTAACTAATGAAGATATTATCAAAGAAGACAATAAAGATGTTAATAAAATTATAGCTAGAGATTTAGATATAAAAACAAAACTTACTCTTTGTCTTAAATGTGATGAAACTCTTTATACTAAATTTATAAGACATGAAGATTAAAAATAAAGTTAGTTTAGGAAGACTTATCGGTAAAGTTGATAACGACTTTAATATTAGTGAAAGTGATTGGATTCCTAGAGCTGCTGCTTGGGTAATAGATGCTCTTTCACAAATGAAAGTTCTTCCTATGGAAAGAAAGAAAAGAACTCTAGAAGTTAATGAAAGAGTTGCAATATTTCCTTGTACTCTTAATGCTAAAGAAATAAGAGTGTATGATAATAATGGTTGTGAAATAAAAGAATTAACTGATTCTACTTGTGCTTGTAATTCAGGACTAAATAGTGATTCTACTATTAGTTCTGAAATTGCTATTTTTAGACCTGATGGAAATAATCCAGTAAATTCTATGAAAGTAGCAAATGTTAGAATTAATAATGATAGAAATTTTGTTATAGCTGGAAATAATATAGAGCTTAATTTCGATACTGATTCTATTGTTGTTGAAAGTTATGAAGTTGCTACTTATTATGATGAATATTATGATTGTGAAGTTCCATATATTTATGATAATGGATTACTTCTTGAAGCACTAGCTTATTATATTCTATTTAAATATTTAAGTAGAGGTAGTAAACATCCTGTTTATAATTTAGCTAGTAATAGTCCTGTTACTAACCCTTATCTTCAGTGGAATACTCTTAAAAGTAAAGCTATTGCTTCTGTTAAGAATGAAATGTATAATGCTGATGGTTGGAGAAATTTCTTTTATAATAGTACGTTTGACCCTAGAAGAAGTTAATTATGGAAATAATACCAAAACTTAATCTTAATAGAAATCCAAAAGATATTCCTAATAATAGTATTGTTGCTGCCAAGAATATGGTAGTAGATGACACTGGTAGTTATTTTACTAATGAATGGGGATTTAAAGTTGCTTTTGCTTGTCCTAACGATAATGAATTTATTTGTGGAGTTATACCTACAAATAAAGAACTTGTTATATTTACATATTGTACTAAAGATAAACTTTCTAGAATTTATCGTTATAAAGATGATGGTTCTTACTTTGAAGTAAATGTAGGTTGGACTTATTCAGGCGGTAAAATAACTGGTTCTTATACTTATAATTATAAAGGAGAATTAATTATAGCTGTAGGTGAATATGATGCTGTAGATAATTATGGACTTTCTATTCAAATTCCATATAAGTCTTGGAATCTAGATACAGCTCTTAATTTATCTCATAATCAAGAAGAAAAAGTTGGAGAACTTTCTTATTCATATAGTATTACTACTGGTAGTTTAGTTTGTGGTGTTTATACGTTTTTTATTAGATTTGCTATTAATGATGTAGATTATACTAAATGGTTTCAAATAACTCCTGAAATTATTATTATTCAAACTAAACAGAAAGAAGCTCCTTCACATACATATCTTAAAGGCGATACAGTTGTTACTTTGGATACAAGTAAATCTAATTTTGAGAATTTAATTATTAATGATAATAAGATTTCAGATAAAGGTATATCTATAAATATTGAAGTCCCTTCTGATAATAATTTTTTGAAATATCAAATAGGATATATAATTAAAAAAGATGAAGAAGTTTTAGGTCGTATTCAAAACGAATATGATATTAATAATAAAACTATTATTATATCTGATAATGTATTTACTAAAGAAGAATCTGTTGATGAGTTTCTTAAATCTCCTAATCAACTTTATAATGTAAAGACTATTGTTAATTATAATAATAGAATTTATCTTTCTAATTATGAAGAATATAAAAATGAAAATATAAATGCAAATGATTATATAGATTCTTTAACTGGTGTAGTTGTAACAAGTAAATCTTATAAAACTGGTGAAGTTCAAGATTCCTATAATAAAGTTAATGGACAAATAAGTTATAACGGTGTAACTACTAAAGTTGATAATGTTAATTTTGAATTATCTAAAGTTATTACTGATGATAATGGCAAAATTACAATATCTGATTATAAAGGTTTTATTATAAATAATTTTGTTAAAGTTCTTAGACTTTATAACAGTCTTGGTCAAGCTACTTCTCCTTATGAGAGTAAAGATATTGAACTTACTGAAGAAGGTAAGAAACATTGGAAATCTTGTAGAGAAGATTATATTGTTACTTTATTAGATAATATTGCTAATAAAAATAGAACTTATTGTCATATTTATTATTCTAAGAATAAAACTGTTGCTAACATAAAAGAAGTTTATATACAAAATGGAAATATCTATATTGTTACTAGTGCTAGTATTTCTGTAAATAATGGTGCTAATATGGGAGAGCATACTTATGTTATAGAAAATGTTGATGCGGATAATAGGTTAATATGGAATATTTATATTTATGGAACTTTTTATCTTAAAGATAATTTAAATACTGACCCTGGTCATTATGGAGGTTATATTGGAGAAAATCTAGTTAATGTATTTAATGATTATCCTCCAGCACCTAAAGGTGGATATAAACCTACAACTAATATAAATATTTCTACTATAGAAAATACTTATAATATAAATAATGGTGTTATAAATAAAACATTAATTCCTTTTCAATATTATAATATTTATATTCATTTTATTAGACCTGATGGTTCTTATACAAATGGTTATTATTTAAAGAAGATACAAATTAAACAAATATATAATAATGCTGATGAAGGTCCTATTAAATATCTAAGTATCAAAGCAAATGCTATTCCTAATGGTTATATTGGATATTTCTTTAGTTATGAAGAAGTAGAAACAAATTCTATATTTGCACATAGATTATTTAAAGATAATGAATCTATGAGTATAACCAATACTGGATTTATTTATAATGAAGAAAGTATGTATGGTGATATTATTAAATATCTTAGTAGTGCTAATATAGAAATTAAAGGTAAAACATTTAATAAGAGTATAGTTACAACTTCAAATGTAAATGTTAAACCTTCAGCAAACAATCCTTATGTTTTTCTTTTATCTAAGAATTTAGGTAATTATTATAAAAATACTAAAACTCTTTATAGACTCACAGAAAATTATTATGATACTAATAGTCACACTAGTGATGCTTATCTTCCTGGTTTCTACAATAGAGAAAAAATTATAGTATTTGCTGATACTTCTAATCCTACTACTGCAACTAAACTTAAAGAAGTAATATTTAATGCTACTTCTAGTAAAGTTGTAGATACTACTGGAGCAGAAACAGATTATGGAATTTTTGCTAAAACTGATTATGCTTATACTGATAAACCTTTAGATGCTTATAATATTAAACAAGATTATTCTAAAGGAGCTGCAAGTCTTGTAACATCTGCTGGTGGAGCAAAAGGAGTGTTTTATAACTCTGTTTTAACTCCTGATAAACTTCATGATTTTCTTGAAATAAAAGGTTGTTATACAGCTAAACCTAGTAAAAGTTTTACTAATTATAACGCTGATTATATTGACAACTTTAATAAGACTATTCGTAGAAGTAATGTAATTAGTGATGAAAGTCTTGTAAATGGCTTTAGACTTTTTGAATCTGAACAATATAAAATCATTAAAGAAAATAAAGGTAATATTACTAATATAGTAGGTATTGGACTTTACATGTTAGTTCATACTGAATATTCTTTATTTGTATTTGATAGAAGTCCTAAACTTACAAAAACTAGTCAACTTCAAATTCCTGATGTTTTTGATATTGACTATCAAGAAGTACTTCCTTCTAATGAAGGTTTTGGAGGTCTTAAAGACAAAGAAGAAGCTATTGTTAGTAAGAATGGTTATATATGGTATGATAGTGTAAATAAGATAATATTTAAATATGAGAATGGTAAAGCCTCTGTACTTTCTTCTGATATTAATAATTTTATTAAAGATTTGACTATTAATACTGTTAGATTTGGTGAAGATTTAATTACTAATCGTCTCATTATATGTATATATATAACTGTAGATAATGTAAATTATCCTATAACTATTAGTTATAATTTTAATACAAATACTTTTATAAGTATTCATGATTATAGTTTTACTAATTGTTTTAGAACTTATGCTAAAGCTTACTTCTTTGATAATATTAAAGATAGAAATAGACTTTATGCTTTTAATGAATCTGAAACTGGATATAAAAATCTAAAAAATAATAATAGTATTTATTATTTTCAATATATTAATAAAACAGATGAAAATTCTGAAGCTAAACCTATTCTTCCTACAACTAATACAGTAAATCTTATAAAATATCCTATACTTGTAGATGATAATGATATAAAATATAAGTTTAATGACATCATTAAAAACTATAAATATATTAAGCTTTATCATTATGATTTAGATGTAGATAAAACAATTAGTGTTATGCATGGTTCTACAAGTAATGAATATGCTAATTATTATATTAATGATTATATAAATTCATCAATTAATGGAAAACATACTATATTGTATGGTAAACTATTTAATACTTTAGAAGATTTTAAAAATGATAAAGGAGCTGACATTACTCCTATAGAATTAGATTTAAGTTTAGAAACTCTTGAAGATATTAGTTTAATTCATAATGATAATAATGATATTTGGAATGACACTATTAATTTTAAATATAATAGTCAAGTTATTTATAACCCAGGTCGTTTCAATTATTATAATAGTGCTGAAACAAATAGTTATAACATTGATGCTGACAAATCTATAAAAATATCTTATCGTAAATATCTTGTAAAACTTAGTGTAGGAACTAAAGTTTATTTTACAGAATCTGTCAATCATGATGATACTTCAGATAATATAGCAAATTATATTACTTGTGTTAGAGATAAAAACAATATTATTATTACTAATACATCTAAAGTAGAATGTAAGCTACGTATAATTGGTACTTTCGGAGTTTATACTCCTTTTGATTCATATTATGAATCTGTTACTGGAGGTCAAGTTATTACTATAAATGATAGTATATCTGATATTATAAGTATAGCTATTACTTATCAAGATGTAACTAAATATAAAAGAATTACAATAGGTAATTATATGTTTCTTCCTACAATTAATATTATAAATAAAAATCAATTATATTTTGATACAGAGGATAAACATATAGAATATTTATATTATACTCTTGATGGAAGTAATCCTACAGAATCTAGTAATAAATATGTTGCTAATAGTAAAACTCTTATTAATTTGACTAAAAGTTGTACTATTAAAGTAGTTGCTATATATACAACAAATGAAGTTTCATTTACAAGAATTGCTATATATAAATATGCTGAAGATAGTTATCCTGAAATAAAAGATATTATTTATACTACAAAGAAACTTACTGATGCAACGTATAAGAATTATATAGATGTTGTTTATAATATAAATCCAGAACAAGCTAAAAGTCTTGAAAGTATTCATTACATACTTAATGATTTTGTTGCTAAATTTAATAATATGAATGCTGCTGAACAACTTCTTAATAGAAGATTTAGTGGTAATAGTATTATCCTTTATAGTGATGAAACTTATAGTGGTGCTATTGATATAAACGATACAGGAAATACTAATGTTTTTAATGCTTATAAACTTCCTACTTTTCAAAAAGGTCATTGGGAATTTAATTACTTTAGAAATGATACTAGTAAACTTCTAGATAATGGTAGTTTTAAAGCATTAGTATTTGATAGTGAAAAAAATGATTATAAACTTAAAGAAATAACAGATGAAAACATAAAAAATAATTATGATAAAATTCATAGTGATAATAAATCTCTTATTTATGGTAGATATATTGTTGCTAGATTTATTTTTAATAATGATAAAAGAATTAAATTTGAAGGTGTTACATTTATAACTAATAATTATTAATATGGTTTATACAAGTAGAATTAGAGGAAATGCAGATAGAAGACCTCGAGCTTTTTGGGGTGCTTTAATACCTGCTGCTATTAATTTTGTTGGAGGACTTATTACAAGTTCTCAACAAGCTAAAGCACAAAAAAGAGCATTGGAAGAGCAACAAAGACTTGCTCAACAACAATTACAAGTTAGTAATCAAAATAATCTTGCAACTACTCTTAATAACTATGCTTCTGCAAATAATAGTTATAGTGATGAAGATTATAATTTAAAGTATCGTAATGGTGGTACAAGAAGACTTGGTTCTAATAGTATTACTATAACTGATGGAGGTAATGCTAGAAAGATTGGAAACAACACATATCTTCTACGGGGGGGTTCTCACGAAGATATTAATGAAACCGGTCAAACTGGCATAGGTATTAATGTTGGTGGTAATGAGATTGAAGCTGAAGGTGGTGAAGTTGCTCAAAAGAAAAATAAGTCTCTTAGAATATTTAGTGCTCAACCTATGTTAAGTGGAGGTCTTAGTCCTGCTCAAGCAATTATTAGAGGATATAATAAAGATAAAGTGTTTGCTGCTCAACAAAGATTTAAAAGAAATAATGGTATTAAAGATGATGGTAGTAAAGCTCGGGTTGGTGGTTATTATGGAGCTAACTATCCTTCTCCTTTATCTTTATTGTCTATTCTTTATGATAAAATTTTAGGAAGATTTGACGATAAAAATCCTAATCTTCAAACAGGTATTGCTCCTACTCCTAGTAGAGGTTTAAATCTTAAGCAAGTTCGTAGTGGACTTGTTAATAGAAATATGCTTCCTACTAATAGAGTTTATCGTATAGCAAATATGAGAGAAGTGAAAGACGCTAAAGCTGTAGGACAATATAGAAAATTACCTGAAAATGTTACACTTCCTACAAAAACTGTAAGAAGTAAAAGTGGAAGAACTTTTACATTTGGAAAAGCTGGTGGTAATAGTCATGGCGGAAAAGCTGCTGCTATGGGTGAACCTTGGACTGGAACAACTAGTGCTGGATACAATGAAAGTAAATATGTTATAAGTACTCCTTCTAGACATACAGTTTGGCAAGTAGGTCATCATGGAAATTATTCTAAACCTCTTCCTGCTGATGCAATTAAAAAAGGTAGCGGTATTTGGAAAAAATTTGATGCTGAAGGTAATACTGGAATTAGTACTAAACGTATGGTTGTGTATAAAGATTTAGGTAATGGTAGATATTTAAGATTAGCTAAAAGTAAATATAGACTTGGTGGTGGTTTAACTTCTAAAGATAGAGGTTCTTCTAAACATCCATATCCTTCTGTATCATCTAAAGATTTTGCAGGTAGCTGTAGAAGTTATCCTATTCTAACTAAAGCTGATGCTATTGATGCTTTAAGACTTGCAGGTCTTCATGGTAGAAGTGATGTTAGAAGTAAGGTTTATAGTAAGTATCCTGAACTTAGAAAGAAAGCTAAGTTTGGTGATTGGTTTACTTCTTTATTCAATAATAATACTACTACTTCTCCTAAAAAAACAGTTCATTTTTATAAATCTAAATCAGGTAGAGTTTTTAAAAATTATAACGAAGCTTTATATGATAATAAATTATGGAATAATGATGTTGTTTATAGATATAATAGAAAAGGTGATTTATACCATAAAAAATATGGTCTTAGAGAACATAATATTCCTTTTCAAAAACAAAATGCTATAACTCTTAGAAATGCTGGTAGAGCTTCTGGTGCTGTTATAAGTCCTAATCAATTAGATAGTATTGCTAAATATGCTAATAGAGCAGGACTTTCTATTCCTACTGCTTTTGGAATGGTTATGAAAGAAAGTACTTTTAATAATCCAACTGATACTAAAAGTGCTGCTAAGTTATTTGGTTTAAAGAAAGGAACTAGAGAATATAATAAATGGGTTACTGGTCAACATTTTCAAGGAAATGGTAGTAGATTAGATAAAGGTAATGCTAGAGACTTTATAAATTTTCATAAAGATGATTCTTTAAATCCTTATTGGCAAGATATGAGATATGTTGAGAATCAAACTAGAGATATGAATAAAGCTAGAGAAATGCTTATAAATGGAGAAAGAAATGCTGATAGAAAAGCTAAATATGCTCCAAAACTTACGAAAGGTAAAAAACTTAACGTAATGGAAGCTGCTTTTAAAGATTATAAAACAAATCCTTATGGATATAATCCTGGACAAAAAGATTATGTTAAACTGATTAATCAAAATGCTAAAGATATTATGAATAGTCCTCAAATTCAACAATGGTATAAAAGTTCCCCTTATGCTAAAGGTAGAAAATATAAATGTGGTGGAAGAATTAAAGCTGAAGATGGTACTCGTATATCATTAACTTCTTCTTATAGTAATAAAGATTTTCTTCATAGAATAACTCAGGGTCATCCTACTGCTAGAAAAATAGTTAATGAAATATTTGGTGATGAGGCAGATAGAAGAAGATTTATTCAAGATTTAAATATATTTGGATATGGTTCTGAAGATGCTAGTAGTATTGCTGGAGCAAGTCCTATATTTAGACAACCTATAGTTAGTGCTGCTAAACAAGCACAATTTATTCAAAATGCTAATAAAGCTAGACAAGCAGCTAATGCTAATAAAGCTAGACAAGCAGCTAATTATTCTCAACAACAAGTTGATTATATTAAAGAACTTAGTGATAGAATGTCTGCAACAATGAGAAATGTTGGAGAACAATTAGGTATTAGAGTAAATCCTAATCCTAATAATTCTGTACGAAGATTATATAGTTCTAATTTTAAACCTGCTAACACTAATAACAGAATAACTACTCCTAGAGAAACTCCTATAAATCCATCTAATTCTTCTATTGAAACTCCTATAAATTCGACTACTACTTCTGTAACTAATACACATACTTATTCAGGAAAAACTACAAAATTTAATACTAAATATAGAAGTTATCGTAATGCAGGTTTTAGTCCTAAAACATCTAAAAATTTAGTTAAAGCTAATAAATTAGGTCTATATGGTACTATAGGTGGATTTGGAACTATTGGTGCTGGAACTTTAATAGGTGCTAATATTAATAAAACTGATAAAGCTAATAAAACTAGTAAAGCTCAATTAGATGCTAAAGGTAAACCTATTTCTCCATATATAGCTAAACCTCAAGAACCAGTTAAACCTTTAACTGGACACGTTGATAAACCAGTTAAACCTCTAATTGGACAAGTACCTGATAGTATTGCTCGTAAAGATACAACTAGAAGAGATACAACTAGAACAGATACTACAAAGCAAGTAAATAAAGTAGTTAAACGTCAAGTTAGAACAACTCCTCAATATAAAGGTAATACTACTAAAGGTAATTATCAATTACATGATGGAGAAACTAAAGTTATTAATGGTATTAAATATACTCGTAGAGGTAATACTATTATTAATCATAAGACTAATGTAGGTTATATTTATGATAAGAATGGTAACTATACTGGTCAAGCAGATTATTCTAAAGTAGGTAATTTCAATCAAGCTTTTGATGCAGCTAGAGCTGCTGGTAGAAGTCAATTTATTTATCGTGCTGGTAAATATAATAATTATTCTACTGCTAAAGAAACCAATGCTAAGAAAGAAGCTTTGAATAGAAGAATTGGTGCTAGACGTATTGCTAAGCGTTGTGGAGGAATAGAACACGCCCGTAGAAGAGCTGCATTAGGAACACAATCTAGATATGGATTTACTGGTGATGGTCAATTTTATTATGATAAAAATAGAGCAAGTTATGTAGATAATCCATATTATGGAATGAACGGAACTATTCCTGAAGTTGTAGTAACTGCTCCTAAAAAGACTTCTATTGATTTAAGTACAACTCCTTATCTTGGTCGTCAAAATACTTTTAAGCCTGCTGCTCAAGATTATATAGGTTTAGGTATTGATACTCTTGCTGCTTTAGGTAGTGGAATGTTTACTCGTTCTGCATATAATAAAATGAATTTTGATTATGCTTTACCTAATTATGTAGATGAATCTCCAGTAGCATTTGATACAATTTATCATAATGAAGCTCAACGTGCAAATGTAGAACGTAATAGACTTAATAGTCGTAATTTAATTAGAGGTAATACTTCTAGTGCTCAAACCGCTTTAGGTCGTATGCAACAAACTGATACAGATGCTATGATGGAGCTTAACAAATTAGCTGATGAAAAGGCTAATAAAGAAGTTGAACTTAGAAATCAGAATGCAGCTAATGAACAACAAGTTCGTGCTAGAAATGCGGCAGCTAGAAATCAATATTATCAGAATGTTGCACAAATTAAGAATGCTGCTCTTGAAGCTAAAAATAATGCAGCTTTAGCTAAAGCTCAATCTATAGGTGCAGACCTTAGTGGTTTAAGTCAAGCTTGGACTAATTTTGCTAGTACTATTGAAAATAGATATGATGCTAGACAAAATGAAATAGCTGCTATATCTAGCGCTAATAGTCCATCTGTTGTAAAGAATGCTATATCTTTAGGATATAATTTAAGTCCTGAAGTTCTTGCTAATTTATATAAAAATTCAAAGAATGAAGAACTTAGAAATACTATAATTGGAAGACTAAGTCCTAATGAAAGAAAAAGATATGGTATTAAATAACTAAAATAAATTAAATACTTCTGACAGTAACAATACTATCAGAAGTATTACTTATTTTTGTAATAGTTATAATTTAAACATTAAAAATATGCCAACTCAAAAAGAATATCAAGGTATTCAAATAGGTGGTTCTGTTCCACAAAGAATACTTGGAAAAAGAGATTTAAGTGGACTTTGGAATATGATTAATATTCGTAATCAACGTTATGATGAAGCTATTAAACAAAAGTCTGCTATTGATGTAGCTTTAGGAAATCTTAAACTTAATGCTGCTGAGGATAAATGGAAATATGATTATGCTCGTAAAATTCAAAAAAGAATTGATGATGCTGCCACTATGGGAGATTATGGTGACGCTTTAGATACTGCTGTACTTGAAGCTGGAAAAGCTGTTTCATCTCCAGAAGTTATGGGTCGTATTCGTGCAAATGAAGCTTATGAAAAAAAGAAACAAGAAGTTGAATCTTTAGCTAATGCTGGAACTATAGGTGGTATTACTAAAGAAAGATGGCTTGCTCAAAATAAATATTCATATACTGATACTTATGATAATGAAGGTAATATAGTTGGAGGTAGTGAATGGAAAGCAGGATGGGAACCTGTTAAAAAAGTTGATATGTCTCGTCTTGTAACTCTTGCTGGTCAATTAGCTTCTCCTGTAAAAAGAGCTACAAGTAGTAGTAGTACAGTAAAAGAAAGTGACGAACAAGGTATTGGAAGTCAAGTATCTCAAACTGGAGATTTAGCTAATGGTCAAATAAGAAGCGTTAAGACTGGATTTGAAAAAAGTAGTGGTTCTAGTTATCAAAGAGAAACTCTTACTAAAGAAAAGATTGATGAAATATATAATCAACTATTTGCTTTAGACCCTGACAATATGAATGCTCTTATGCAAGATTATGATGATTATGAGTGGAAAGCTAAACAACTTAAAGCTGAAGCTGATATAACTATTGACCCTGAAAAGAAAAAAAGACTTCAAAGTTCTTATAAAGCATTCTTTAATGAAACTCATGATGCAAGTGGTAATCCTCTTAAAGTTAAAGAATATATGCTTAATAAAATAGGTCTTATTACTAAAAATATGGCTTATGATAATTTTACTACTAGTAGTCAAAGTGGTAAAAGTAATGAAAGAGGATTAACTTTTGGTACTAAATGGGCACTTCAAAATAAAGGAGATACTGATGGAATGGCTGACCTTGTAGGAACAGGTAGTACTGGGGGTACCCAAACTAGTAATCCTGCTAATAAAAGTTGGTTTGTTCAATCATTAGATAAAAAATTAGAACAAGGTGGAATATTTAATTAACAGTTATTATTATGTTAAACAAAGATATATATAATAAGTTTATTGCAGATGGTGATTATGCTGGAGCAGCTAATTATCTTTCACGTGGTCATTTTAAAGACCCTAATAAACAAAGAATAGTTAATGAAACTATTAAACAGCTTAGAAGTGAAGGACGTAAACTTCAAGGAATGATGGAACGTGCTGATGATGACCAAAAAGCTGCTTTTAGTTTTATTAATAGTGTTAATAATAATGGTAATCTTCCAGGACTAAATAGTGGAAAAGATTCAGATGGAAATTATATAGGGGCAACTAATCAATATAGTGAAGCTTACTCTGATGCTAAAAGAAATTTAGCATCTACTAATGAACATGAAGCTGAATCCATATCTATTAAATTTGGAGGTAAAAAAGATAAACGTTATGGTTTTCTTGGAATAGATTTTCTTGCTAAAGATAAAGAATATAAAACAGATGCGTTTACTGATATGCTTCATAGAGCCGGTATTACTAAAAATTCTTTAGTTAAGTCTGGAGCTAAAGTTATAGTTAAAGATGGTCAATATTATCTTAATATTAGTAAACGTAATAATCTGTTTAATAGAGTTTATAATGCTTTATTAAAAACAAAATCAGATGATGGTTTATATAGATTTCAAGTAGCTGGAATTGATGCTAAAGGAAATTTAATTAAAAATAGAGAAAGCAGATTAATGTTATCTGCTGAAGATAGAGGAGAAGCTAGACGTAATGGAATAGATATTTCTCGTTATAGAGATACTATAACTACTTCTGATATAGAAAAAAGTGATGGATATTATTATAATCCTAGCGATTCAAAAATGTTTAGAAATTTTACAGCTCCATCTGAAGTTGTAAATAATGCTAATGATAAAATTAAAAGTATTACTTCTGTAAATGAAAAAGAAGGAACTTCTACTGTTAGTTCTATGACTTTGAATTTTAATTCAGCTAGAGCTAAAGATATTAGTGATTATCTTAATGCTGGTAGAATAAATTCTTCTCAAGCTTCTGCTCTTATTGATGAAAACAATAAGGCTATATTAAATGGTATTATGAATAGCGATTTAACACAATATGAAGTATATGCTACAGACTACGAAGATGATAGTGGTAATACTACTAGAAGTAAAATAGATAATACTAAAACACGTGCAGAAATACAAGATAGAATACGTGCTGAAATACGTGATGGTAAATTTGATGTTAATAATCAAGTAGCTTTAGCTATTCAAGGTGACCAAACAGGTTATGTTATAACACTTCCTGCTAAACACGATAAAGATGGAGAAGTTGAAGGAACTACTGAAAGTATATTTATTCCTAATTTTCTTAATGGAGAAGCAGAAAAAGTATTTAATAGAAATACTAAAACTAGGGCTATTAAAGAACTTGCTAGTATGGAAATGTATAACTATGGTGTAGATATACCTCAAGATGGTAAACTTAATGTTTATAATAATCCTGATACTGGAACTGCTGTCTATCAAATGGAATATTCTGATGGTAGTACACGTAATATAGGTAAAGATGAAGCTCTTAGAAATATAAATAAAATGCTTATTATGGAAGATGGTATAGATAATGCTAATAGTTTATTTTATGATGAAGATGGTAATATAAGAAAAGGTATTAAACAAAATGGAAAAATTAATGCTAATTTTCATAACGATTTAGTTAAGAAAGTTGATGCTTATGTTACTTCTGCTATGAGTGAACTTTATCCTGAAGCTTGGCAAAGTTTTAAACCATTTGCTAGTTATGCTGTAAATGGAGATTTTGAATCAGAAGATTATAAAACTAAATTAGCTAAAGCGATGGAAAGTTTTATAGATTCTAGCAATATAAATCTTATTAATAATCAACGAGCTATTTATTCTAGTTATATCTTAGATAATATAGGTATGAATGATAGTGACATGTATAATATAGAATAATTATGAATACAGATAATGTTTTTAAGAATAGTGGTTATATTGTTTCTAATCCAAATTATAACCCTAAAACAAAAAAAGGTAGGAGTCAATCTCCTACCCTTCATGTTATTGGAGTAGACGATGCTGGTGGTAATGGAGCTGCTGATGTTTTTGCAAGTAATATAAATGATATGTGGACTATGGGAGATACTTCTAAATATCAAAGATATGGTATTACTCCTAATAAAATTTCTTCAAATCTAGATAAAGAATTAGCTGATGCTCAATCTAATTGGGCTAAAGCTGGAAATGCTCTTGCTCAAACAATAGTATCTGAAATAGGTCTTGGTATTCCTTTAGGTATTACAGATTTATTTGATATGATAGGTAGTAAAATAGGTATTCTTGATAATGATTATAAAAATCCTGTTAGTGATTTTCTTGAAAAGAAACAAGAAGAATTTAGAGAATTTGCTCCTATATATACAACTCCTGGAATTGATATAAGTAATGGTGGACTTACAGACCCCGGTTGGTGGTTTAGTAATATGCCTAGTATAGCTAGTAGTTTAACTTTACTTATTCCTAGTACTGGTATTACTAAAGGTTTATCTTGGTTAGGTAAAGCTACTAAAGCTACTTCATTTACTAGAAAAGCTATACGTGCTACAACTAAAGCTATAGGTAATAAGAATCTTTATCGTTGGGCTAATAAAGCTTCTACTATTGAAAGAGCTAATGCTATGACAGAATTAGGACTTAATGCAGCTCTTAGTAGAACTATGGAAAATTATCAAGAAGCTAGAGGTGTATATAATGATATGTATGCTGAAGCTGTTGATAAGCTTAACAATCTTACTCCTCAACAATATCAACAATATATAGATAACAATCCTCATATATTTAAAGATGATAAAGGTAATGATAAAGTAGATACATCTGATAGAGACGCTGTTGCTAAATTTGTTGCTAAAGAATCTGCTGATAGAGACTTTCTACAAAACTATTGGAATATAGGTTGGGATGTTATTCAACTTTATGGTTTGAAGAATATATTTAGAGGAGGTAAACTTCCTGAACTTGGTAGAAGTAAAGCTAAAATTCGTCGTGCTAATAAAGACATGACAAAATATGCAGATAAACTCAAAGGTACAAATACTGCTGAAGTTGCAGAAGAAATTAAAGAACTTAATAAGAGTTTACCTTTTATGACTAAAATAGGTCATAAGATTGAAGATTATACTTATGGTAATGCTATGACTATTGGTGCTGAAGCTTCTGAAGGTGCTGAAGAAGCTTGGAACTATATTAGTCAAATGGAAGGTATGCACACTGGTCGTTTACTTCTTGGTACTGATAAACCTAGTAGATGGGATAATAGATTTAATGATTATATTACTTCTCCTCAACTTTGGGAAAGTGCTTTTTGGGGTGTTCTAGGTGGTGTTGTATTTCAAAATGTAGGAGGTTTACTTAAACAAGTTGGATACAATATATCTAAACATGCTGATGATAAAAAAGCTGCTAAAAAAGCAGAAACTACTGGAGAAACTAAACTTGCTCCTGAATGGAGTTTATTTGATGATATGCCTGATGTTAAAAGAGGTGTTGAATCTGTATATGCAAGACAAGTTAATCTTATGGATTTAAAAGAAAAGCAAGAGCTTATTAAATCTGGTAAAAATCCTTATGATTCATCTAAAGAAATAACTAAAGAAGAAGCTCCTGTTTATGAAAGAATGGTTTCTGATGATTATATTACTAATTTAGCTCTTCAATCTTACAATAATGGAACGTTTAATATGACAAGAGAATATTTTGCTAATGATAATGTTCGTAAAGGTATGGTTGAAAATGGAGTTATTAGTGAAGAAGATTCTCATAAATTTCAACAAGACATACTTGCTAAACTTGATAAAACTAAAGAGCAATATGAAAATGAAACTGTAAGAATAGATGCTTTAAGTGGAGAAAGTGATAGAAAAGAAAATATTCCTATGGAATATATTCAAATGGCTGCTACTCATAATGTTAAAACTCTTAATAATATAGAAGAAATGAGGGAACGACAAGCAGCTCTTATGAGTCAATTTGATGATGCTTTTAATGCTATTCCTGATGGTAAAATAGATAAAAATCTTCCATATAAACAAATGATGGATTTTCAAGTTAAAGTTAGCTATCTTAATAAACTTGAAGATGATAAACGTAAAATAGAAGAACAACATAAAAGCGATCCTAATATTGGAACTCAAGTTGCATTAGATAATATAAATAAACGTATTGATAGTGTAAAGAAGGAATTAGCTGGAGATTTTAGTAATGAAAGAGCTTCTTATACTATGTTTGCTCTTAATGAATTACTTGCTCATAAACGTACTCAATTTAGAGAAATTGATGCTAATATAGAAAAAGTATTTCATGACCTTGAAAATGGTGATGCTAAATCTTTTGGTAAATATTTCGGTAATGAAGAATATAATCCTGATAAAGATACTATTAATAGTATTATAGAGGAATATAAAAAATTAGGTAAAAGATATGATGATGTTATGAGTAATCTAGAAGAACTAGGTACTACTGCTGATTCATATCGTAATGCTGTTATGCTTGGAGAATTTATTAATGAACAAAATAGTAATATGATTGCTACTCGTAAAGAGTTTGATAGTTATATGAATGTTCTAAATAATACAATGAATGAATCTAGAATTAAAGCTGTAGATGAAGCAGTAAATAACATTACCGATTTAACTGATAAATATGATTTAGATACAATAGATAAAATAATTCTTGCTAATAGAAATGGTGAATCTATAGATGATTTAACTTCTAATTTTGAAGAAGGAGATAAAGCTAAAATTAATGAAGCATTATCTGTTATAAACTTTAGCAATCAAGCTAATCTTGGAATATATGAAGATATTAAAAATAACATTATTGCTAAGATGGCACAAAAAGCTATTGATGAAGGTAATGCTTCTGCTCAAACTAAGAATGCCGTCAAGGAAAGTTCTACAAGCAATTTAAATCCCTCAGAATCCTCTGAAATCGAATCATCGAATAATCAATCAAGCGAAACTCCTGAATCGCCTACGCAAGAGGAAAACAGGAAAATAGACAATTTACAACAATCAGAGGAACAACCGCAAACAGAAAATCAATTCATTAAAGTTACAGATAAAGGAGTTGAAACTAATGAAAGTCAAGATGATGCTGATGGTAAAATAGTGCAATCTGTTGATGAAGAAACTGGAGAAGTTATAAGAAGTATAGCTCCTAAAGATGACACAGAAAAATCTAAATCTAATTATTATAAAAATGATAATCTTTTTGATTATGAAGACGGAGTAAGTCTTATTGATAATAATTATAAAGTTCAAGCATATCCTACTCTTGATAATGATGGTAATTTAATTAAAGGTAGGATTGTTAAACAAACAACTGAAGGAGAGGCAAAAGCTCCAACAGAAATAAAAGAGGAAAGTCCTTCTACGGGGGGGATTGAACAATCTCAAGATACAACTCTTACTTTTAATCCTGACGATTTTAAATTAGCTATACAAAGTGCTTTTTTTGGAAAAGTAGATGTTGATAGTTCTGATGCTGATATAGATAAAGTCGCTAATGATATTAAAGAAAAAGTTATAAAAAAACGTAAAGATATAAAAGAAGATTATATAAACAAAACAGTAGATGATTATGTTAAAGATTTAAAAGAAGCTTTTGAAGAAGTTAGACAAGAAGAAGGTATAGAAAGAGCTGCTGGTAATCTTAATGTTGTTGCTCAAACAGAAAGTCTTGCAGCTAAAGTAGAAGAAACTGATACTACTGATTATTCTCCTATGTTTACTAAAGCTATGGATACTTTTGTTCAAGAGTATGCTAAAACTCTTATAGTACCTTATAGTGAAGGTAAACAAATTATTAATATGCAAGATATTCTTCGTATTTGTCAAAGTAGTTATGGTGATAATTCTTCTCAAGCTACAAATCTTTATAATCTTTGTAAAGCATATCTTCTTAGCGAAGATGGTCAAAAGAAATATGTTATTGAAGATTTGGATGAAGTTAATAAAGATGCTGTTGTAGAAAATTCATTTAAGAATCCTATAACTATACAGACTGAGTTTGTTGGTGGTTTTTATTCAGCTAGAGTTGATATTAAAAGTTTTATTTATTTGATGAACAATAAAGATATTACTTCTGATGCTGATAGAAAAACTTATTTCGATGTTATTGATAAACTTCAACCAGGAGATAAAGTTAAACTTTATGCTGTAACTGATGAATTGATAATTAAAGGTATTGATAGCAATGGTAAAGAAATTACTATTGGTAGAATGCCAAAACCTGTTACTATTGATGATGGAAAATATGTTGCATTTAATGAAGGTTGGGGAACTGATGTTAAGATAGGACCTAATGGAGAAGTTGAAAGCGAACTTAGAGATTTATTTAAAAGTATATTTCTTAATGATGGTTCTAATAAAACATTAGATAGTTTGCGACAAATAATTGTAAATGCCAGCATACATGGTATTAATAATAAATATCTTGATGCTTTTCAAAAGAATAAATTAATTGCTAAACTTGTTTCTGATAGTTTTAAAGAAAAAGATTTTTATAAACGTAAAGTTTATATTGATAAAGAAGGTAATGCTGATTATAGAAATATGCTTAATCATCTTGTAAAACTATGGAGATTTTGCAATATTAGTGATGCTAAACTTAATATTAAAAATAATGTTACTAATATTAATGTAGGTTTAAATCTTTGGTTTAATAAGATGTATAATAGTTATAACAATATAACTGGTATTACAAGTAATCAAGAAGTTACTGTTAGTAAAATAACTGAAGGTAAAATGCATAGAAAATTAGCATTTGTTACTGATGAAAATAAATCAGAACTTCCTCATCCTAAAGAAGGTATTAAAGATTTAAGTTCTGCTAGAATTGCTGTTGTAGACCCTCAAGATTCTACAAGTATGCTTATTTCTGGTAAAGAACGTATATCTTCTAATGGATGGAAAGTTGGTTCTACTATTATGACTGTATTTAATCGTAATGGGCAACCTGATTTTGTTAAAGCTGTTGGAATTAATTTTGATAATAATGAAAATAATGATTCTATTACAAAAGTTGGTAGAGCAATAGTTAGAGAATTAAAAAGACATCTTAATAATTTTTCTTCTGATGGTAATTTAAATGAATTAGAGATATTCTTTAATAATTTAATTAGAAATAAAGGTAATGCTGGAGTTGTTCCTCTTCTTGCTCCTAAAAGCAGTATAGTAACAATAGGTCAACAATCAGTTCATAATAATAAAACTAATACAAATGACCATAATCTTCAAATAAATTTTTATGATAAAGTCAACAATACTAACAAATGGATAAGAATTTATAATGTTTCTTTTGGTAATACAAATGCTAAAAAAGTTATAACTTCTGATGGCTTCAATTTCGATTATAATAAAAATAATAGTAGTATTAGTAGTTCAGCTTATACTATTATTAATATGATACAATCTTTATGTAATCTTAATATAGATGCAGAAGGTATTAAAATGGATAATCAAGCTACATCTTCTAACACAGGCTTTATTACTAAAAAAGATGGTAAAATTCATTTAGATATTGGTGATGAAGATGGAGTACATGAAGAATATGATAGTTATAATGATTTCTTAGTAAATAATGATTTTATTAGAGTTAATACTTTTATTGATGATAATGGTAGTAACTATGACAGAACTTCAGATGTGCAAGGAGCTTCTCAAAATATGTATATTGATATTCCTATGTCAACTATACAAACTTCAACTAGTAAACAAGCAAAAGGTTCTACAGAAAGAATAGAACGTGGAACTGATAAATCTAAATATAATACTCTTAAATCTTCTCTTGAATCAGATAGTGCTACTAAAGGTGAAGATTTAATGAGATTAGCATTTGGAAATGAATGGGTTGATAGATTTAATGAAGAAGCTAAGACTGATGGAATATTTGAAAGTTTGTTTCCAAGTAAAATTTATTATGATGATATAAACTGGTATTCAGATAATGGAGTAAAAGGAGCTATAGCTAGAACAAATAGTAGAGGTAATAATAGTACTTATGACCATATATTTAGAGATGGACGTAAAACTATTAGAATACATGGAAAAGGTAATACTGTTGTTGGTTCTAGACTTCTTAATATGCTTGCAAGTAAAGATTCCTTTAGAAGAAATACTGGTGCTCGTAAGCTTATCCATGAACGTATTCATCAAATACTTGCAGAACCTACTATAGAGAAACTTAATGCTTTACATAGTATTGCAGATGTATATAAACAAGTAAAATCTGCTTTAGCTACTGAAGGTAAATTTATTAAGACTCTTGATGCCAATGATTCTAAAAATAAAGCTAGAATTGCATTATATAATGATGTAAAAAATACTCTTTCTTATAAAGATGGAGATATAGCTCTTGAAGAATTTATAGTCGAATCTATGACTAATTCAAGTGTTGCTAAATTTATGGATGACATTAAAGTTTCTGATGTTGGTGAAGCTAAAGGTGAAACTCTTCTTAGTAAAATTATGAAGTTTATAGCTAAATTCTTTGGATGGAATATTAGTGATGATAGTCTTCTTAGAAAAGAATTTAATATACTTAGTAGTCTTGATGGAACTCCTCATAATGAAAATCAAAAAGAAATTGTAGAAGAAGTTCATAAAGACAATAAAGAAGAAGATGAAGATAATAAATTAGAAGATGAAAATGAACCGACTAGCCCCCCCGTAGAAGAATCTAAAGATAACACATCTGAAACTCCTAATATAAGAGAAGAAGGTGAACAGATAATAGGCGATTTAGGTGATGACGCTCTTGATGACCTTCTTATTGGTGATGATGAAAGTCTTGAAGCTAATGTAGAAGAAAGTAATTTAGATTATGAAACTCTTACAGATAATAAAACTCATGTTACTTCTCTTCCTCATTTAATTCATTCGCTTGATGAAAACAATAGAGCAGATATGCAAAAACTTGTTGATAGTGGATGGGCTTCAATTAAATGTTCTTAAATATTAAAGTAGTTATGCTGATAGTGTAACTACTTTAATTAATTTTGTATATTATTATAATATTAATTTAAATATAAAGATATGAATACTTGTGTTATTAATTTTGCAGAAACTAAAGTAGGTGAAAAACTTAGAACTTTAGTAGGTAATAATAATATTGCCTATTGGAATTATGTATCTAAATGTTTTGACGATAATGGTATTAAAGATAGTTTTAAAACATGGTATGAAAAAACATTTAGAAAAGAATGTAAAACTACAGATAGAGATTTTGCTATTAGAATGATTCGTTATTATAACGAAACTGCTACTAAAGTAGGTAGAAGTCTAAGAAGTGGAGTTAATACTTCTAATGTAGGAAAATATAATTATCCTTCTATTCAAGATAGAGAGGAAGGAATTAGACATTCTGTTGGATTTCTTCTTGATGAATTTACTAATATTCAAAATCAAGGTTTAACTATTAAAGGAAACAAAAGAGAATATTATGCTAATGTTCTTCAAACTAAATTTAAAAAGCATATATTTAATTATATTGCTTATCTTAATAAGATGAGTTATGATGATGTAATTGCAGATTATCAAGAAGCTACCGATAAACATAAATATCTTGAGAAAATGTTTGGTGGTAAAAATATGACTATTACTGGTAGAAATCTTCTTGCTGTGCATGATGAACTTACTTCATCTACAGAAAGTCTTAATAGTTATTTTAATGAAGTTCTTGGCAACAAAAATTTGCAATCTGTTTTACGTCAAATAAATGATGAAAAAGAAGAAGATGATGAAGATAGAAAAGATCAAGAAGAAGCTTCTGATAATGAACAAGATGGAAATTCTGAATCTGATACTCACATGAGAGAAGATGAAGGAGATAATTATATAGCTAGTGCTAATAGTCATATGGGTAATTATACTTCATTTATGAAACATATTGGTGCTAGAATTACTAATTATTTTAATAGTCTTGATAAACTTTCATCTCCTGTTAGAGGTGGAACAGAAGGTAATTGGACCTATACTGTTGATACTAATAATAATTATGGTATTCCTGATAAAATGGATGCTAATGAATGTTCTGCTTTACTTTATAGTCATGCTAGATTTAATAATATTGGAGAAATGATTCAAAGTATTGAAGAAATAGGTAATCGTATGCCTGAATTTTATGCTTTTAGTAAATTAGCTCAAGACCTTAGAGACGATGCAGATTTTGCAACTGAAATGAGAACTGTTTTTGCTAAAACTATTATGGATAAAGTAGAAACTGTTCTTAGTGATAATGAAGGTTCTGTAAGAATATCTAATGAAAGAGCTAATCCTAGAAGTTCTTTGATGTTTGATATGTTAAATGATTGTCGTGGAAGTATTATAGATATTCAACCTGATTTAGTTACTAATAATATTAATAAAATTATTGGAGATATTGCTCAAGGAATTAAGTCTATTAAATTTGCTAAAGATAATATTCAAAATTTAAGTAAAGAAGATATTGCTAATTCTAATGATGAAGCTGCCAAATATTTGGCAAATAGTATTACTAATGTTAAATCTTTAGTTAAAGCTTATTTTCCTAGTATTCAATCTGAAGCAATTGAATCTTATATAAATAATGGTAACAATGCTAATGATATTGCTAGTAAATTAGATAATTGTAGAAATCTTATTAATGATATAGTTACTCTTGTAAATAGTGCTGAAAAAGTTCAAGATAATTATTATAATATTCAAGATGAAATAGAGCGTGGAAGAGAATATAATAGAAATATAGATTCTGAAATAAAAAAAGGTAATTTTGTAAATATAGACAGAATTGATATAAGTAGTCTTTATTATAAAGATTATCTTACAGATGATTCTAATGCAGCTGTTAGAAGACTTATGGAAAAACTTCTTCCTTATAGTATTGTAAATATTAGTCTTAATTCTCGTAATGTTTATGGTAATCAATCATCTGATGTTATTAATAACAGTATGGTTACAAATATTACTAAAATGCTTAGACTTACATACAAAGATGTAAATGGAAATCTTGTAAATGAAACTCTTAGTACTTGGGGAAGAAATAAATTTAGAAGTCATCAATATGATTATAGTGGTTATCTTCTTGAAACAAGAGATGATGAAGGTAATATTATAAAAGCTGGTTTGTTTAAAGATAAAAACGGAACTCTTAGCGATTATGCACAAAATCTTATCAATATAAGTTTGTTTAATGGAACATCAAATACTGATGATGATACTAATGCGATGTATACAGATCAAACTAAAGGTGATTTTCTTCCTACAGCTTTTATTAATTTCTTTAAAACTCCTAAAGAAGTAGAAGGAGTTAAAACTAAACAAGATAATGCTACTTATTTTCTTAGGACACCTAGTGATGCTCCTAAGACTTTTTGTATTCGTGCTCCAAGATATGATACTAAATCATTTTTGACGTATGAAGATGATACCGATAAAATAAATGAAATTGTAAATGGTTATAATAAATATAATGCTGAAAACCTTCCAACTGATTTATTTACTCCAGGTATGGGAGTTAGTGGTATTAAAGAAGATGACCTTATTAAAGGTTTAAAAAATGAAGGAAATCTTCTTGTTACTAATGCTCAATCTATACATTGGATTGATAAAGAAAAAGGTATTGCCTCTGTAAACTTTGCTTATAAAACAGATAAAGAATATTACAATAACGATACTATTAATCAAGCTAATGGTAAAAGATATATTTTTGTTGGCACTATAGATAAATCAGGTAAAGCTCTTTATCTTAAAGATTATCATTTTGATGGCATTATTGGTACAGTAGATACAAATCTTGATGGAAATCTTAAAGAAGTTCTTGAAGGATATTATTCTAAAGAACTTAAACTTCATGATGTAGAATTTAATGGAAAAGTTTATTCTAAAACTAATCAGATAGTTAATAGAAATGATAAACTATTTACTAGATTTAGAAATGAAGCTAAACAAGAACTTCTTGATGCAGCTATAGCTCTTAATTATTATTTTGAAATGACTCCTGATGGAGTTATTAAAACTGAATTAGTTAAAGGCGTTAGAAAACCTGTATTTAAGAAAGATAGAAAAAATAATGTTGGATATAAATTTTATCATCTTGGTAATAACGGAACTGTTCTTGAAGAAATAAAGAGAGGTAATAAGATAGTTGGATATAGACTTGGAGGTACTGTATTTGGTTCTAATAAGTTTACTCTTAATGTTCTTGATGAGAATGGTAAAATTGTTCATCGTAACTATGTAAATGAAGCTTTATTTCAAGAAGGAGAACAAGAACAAAGTGATAATGGAAAGATTAATATCCTCTACGGGGGGGCTGTAGAATCTAATGGTGCTTATGTTGGCACTAATCTTAATATTATTCGTGATGCTGATGGAAATGTATCAGATATTCAATTAACTGATAAGCAACAAGAAACTCTTGATAATGCTCTTGAAGAATTTATTCTTGCTTATGCTAATCAAGCTCAAGAAAGATGTGAACCTTATAAAAATTTTATAAAAGGAGTTGAATATAATAAAGATAATATTAATAATTTTGCTATTAATGCTCTTTTAAATCATTATAATTATGATTCTATATTTGAAGGTTCTGTATTGTTTTATGGAACTGGTCAGAATGTGCTTAAACGTGCAAAGGAATATCAAGGTTCTGGAGTTCCTTATGGTACATCTAATTATTTTGAAGATGATGCAGCTCCTAATACAACAGTAGAACATAGCTATTTAAATGAAGGATATTACGATGTTGAAAGTACTTCTTTTGAAACTGTAGATGGTAAAAGAGTTAAGAAAACAATTAAAACTCCTACTAAGATTCAAGATATATTTGAAGGAACTATTTTTGATGGAGTTCAACAAACAACTAAATTTAGAGCTATAACAGTAGCTAATACTAAACGTACATCTGATGCTGCTGCACAAAATGGTCCTCTTGCTAAATATCTTGCTAAAATATATGAAGCTGCTCATATAGATAAAGATAAAGCTTTAGTTATGAGTAATGAACTTATGTCAGGTTTTGGTGGTACTAAAGTTAATGATGCTCAATCTTATATTACAATTCAAGAATGGGTTCGTCGTATTGCTGCTAGAGGACAACTTAGAAAATATATGCCTTTAATTCAAAAACTTATTAAAGGTGATGAACTTAGCACTGCTGATGTTAAAGAATTTGTTCAAGTTCAAAAGAACTTCTATTATGATATTCATTATGATGATAAATATAAAATAGAAGTTCCTCGTCAAATTAAGAATGCTGAATTTGTTCTTATTCCTCAATTCATTAAAGGTACAGAACTTGAAGCTGTTTATAATATGATGAGAGCTGCTAAAATTGATCAGCTTAATACTGTTGAAACATCTAAAGCTGCTAATGAAGAAATTCTTACTCTTTGGGACAATGATGGAAGACTTAGTGGACTTCTCGAAGATGATGGTACTATTAATGAAAATGGTAAATTTAAGCAATTTGTAGATAAAGCTAATGAAATTGCTACAGGTAATGAATATCTTTATAAATATCTTTATACTCAACAAGAAACTCCTCAGCATGTTGATGCTCAAAATAAATTTGGTATTCAAATTGCTAAAAAAATTATAGATAATATTCAAATTCTTAGTGAAGATGAAAAGAAAACTGCTAGTGCAGATAAAATAGCTCTTAGTAATCTTAAAGAACGTTATATGAAACTTACTGCTGCAAATGTAAGAGATTCATTTAACAATCTTATGGAAGAACTTGAAGTTCAACTTGATGATGAAGGAAATATTATTGTTGATGAACATGATAATATAAATAATATTAATAAGAAAATATTCTATGATAAATTAAAAGAGGAACTTCTTAGAACTGGTGCTGATAGTAATCTTATGGATTATGTTACTCTTGAAAATGGAGAACCTAGAATGAAGGCTATAACAGTTGATAAGATTACTAAATTTGAATCTGTAGTTCAAAGTGTATTTAATAATAGAATTACTAGACAAAAACTTCCTGGTTTTCATGCTGCTCAAATTACTAATATGGGCTTTAAAAAATTAGGTGAAGCTACTGGTGTTAACAATGTTTCTTATGATAAAGATCTCCAATATCATCCAGATAATAAAGGATATATTGAAGTTCGTCTTCCTTATTCTGCTTTTGGTATAGATAGAACTAAACCTTTTTATAAAGAACTTAGAGCTAAATGTGCTAATGAGGCAGAATTTCAAGATGCTGTTCTTAAAGATTTAAGAGAAAAAGGTCTTGATATTATTATGGGTTATCGTATTCCTACTGAAGGTAAACAATCAGTATGTAATATGAAAGTAGTTAGTTTCCTTGATGATGCTCAAGGTTCAACTATTGTTGTGCCTGATGATTGGGTGTCTCAAACTGGTTCTGACTTTGATATTGACTCTGTATATGGTATTCAACAAAAGACTAGAACTACAAGTACAGGTGAAATTAAACCTATAGAATTTGTAGAAGGAGATATTACTATTGGAGATTATGCTAATTATCTTAGAGAATTTGCAAATAATGTAGATTCTGATTCAGAAGGAACTAAATTAGGTAATCGTAAAAAAGCTGTTAAAGAAGCTATTGATAATATATTTAATTCTTCTAGAGCTAAAGTTAAAGGAGTATTTGATGAAGTTATTTCTATAAAGAATGAACAACAAGATGCTTATAATAATGCTTCTAATAGTCAAAATGAAGCTTTTGAAAACTTTAGAGCTAATGGTCCTTTTGCTGGAAAAAATTTAGCTATGGTTATTAATACAATTAGAAATAACCAAATAGTTGCTGCTAAAAAAGTAGAAGATAATGGAGGTAATAAAACTGAGCAATATATTGCTAAACTAGAAGCTACAAGTAATGTATTACGAGCTATTTATAAGAAAGTAAAACTTGATATTAATAATTCAGAATCTGCTAAAATTTTACTTAAAGCTAATGATGAACTTATTAATATACTTAAAGATAATTCTGTAAACAATGATAATGCTACTAATGAACAACTTGCTGAAATATATTCTGATAGACAAAAAGAACTAGAAGATATTGCCAAAACAAATAATCTTTATTCATTTAATGAATTTAAAGAAGCTGCTATTAATAATCCTGAAGATATTAATTCTAGAGATGCTAGAACTAATGAAATCTTTAGATGTATGAGAGATATTCTTGCAAATCCTCTTAGTCTTGAAGAAAATCTTTCTCGTTCTAATTTTGATGACATTACAGATGCACTTAATGATTATATGAATCCTAATGTTAAAGATGAACGTGTTAATCGTAGTGCTTATAATCCTTTTGACCAAATGAGTTATCAAGAAGAAGCTATGAGTGGTGCTAAACTTAAAGCTTTCTCTGTTACACTCGATACATTCTGCTCTGTATGCAACACTGTTAGACCGATTCTGTCTAAGCCAATTTACGTGGTCTATGACAAGTCAGACTACCAAGACCCTACAATTATTCAGAAACGTTTCAACGATACAAAGGAGAAGAATTTAAAAGCCTCTAAAACATTTGGAGTTCGTCATACTACTTATGGATGGAGTAATGATAATCGTTGTGCAGCAGGTAAAATACTTACTTCATATAGTTCTCAAACTACTGCTTATATTCTTGATGCAATTAAGAGTGGTGCTATACCTAATGTAAATGATTATACATTTGCTGTATTTAAAACTCTTGCTAATATTGGATGTGATTATAAAACATCTATTAGTTATATTATGCAACCTGGAGTTACTGAAATAGTTAATGCTTATAATGCAAATCATTCTGTATTCAGTGATTATCAAGGTGGTAATCCTATTAATGATGCTATTAAAAATATAGCTAAAAAAATGGGATATAAAGTAACTAATAGAACTTCTGTTAAAGAACTTCTTAAAAAGATTGATGAAGATTATCATAAAGAGTTTAATAAGATATTTGCTCAAAAAGGAGAAGAAATAATTATTAGTACAAATTATGATGATATTGTTAATCTTCCTATTCTTGTAGGTAAGAATGTCGCTAGACTTAAAGGAGAAGGTGAGTTTAAGAACCCCCCTGTAGGAGATATTACAACTAACCTTTTTGACCTTGGTGTAGTATTATCTTTTGGAAAGATTTATACTTCTGCTAAAGAAATAGGTGATATAGCTAGATGTTGTAATCCTGATAAATTTGGAGCTAAACAAGATGTTTATACTACAAATAAGATTTTTGATGATGCTGTTGAAATGATTCAAAAGCATTCTGAACAAGAACCTGATAAGCCTTATAATAGACCAGCTCTTGTTGTAAATAAAAACGGAAAAGATATTCATATTCTTGAAAGTATTTATCCTGGTCTTACAAATGTAAGTCAAGATAGTAATGCTCATGGTATAATTACCGAAAATAGAATTGCTGAATCTTCTTATCCTAATCTTTATAGTTATTTAAAATATGCTTCTGCTACAAGTACTGTAGTAGCTAAAGCTGTATTGCCTACACAAAATCTTGGTTTTGTAAATCTTCTTAAAGGATTTACTCATAAACTTAATGGTTGGAATGTTAAGCTTACTCCTAAAGCATATAAAGAACTTCAATCTTATGCTCTTGGTCATTTTTATAATCAATGTGAATTTGTTCAATATCCTATTGATTATTCTGTAGATGAAAATGGACAAATGAGTGTTCATCTTAGTGAAAATAGAACTGATGGAGATTTTGAAGCTGAGCGTCAAAGAATATATGGTTATAATCAAAATACTTCTTTAACTATTAGACATACAGTTGAAGAGGATATGTATAAGAAAATAGATAGTAAACATACTTATATTACTCCTGAAGAATATAATGGATTGTCTTCTGAACTTAAAGCTAATTATAAATTGACTAAAGTTAAAGCTAAAGATGATGTTCCTTTTGAAGTTAAAGATATAAATAATATAACTAATGAAGAAATTAAAGAATTTGCTAAATTTAGTCCTGCTCAAAAAGTTGCTTGGATAAAGAAGAATTTTGATGATAGTGGTATATTTAGTAAACTTCAAGTTTCTCTTTATAATCCAGCTAGTAGAGGTTATAGAGTTGGAAGTCAGACTATAGAATATATTGAAGATAACGCTAATCCTAATATCGCTTATCAAGAATTTTATAATGCTTTCTTTGATAATAATCCTCTTGTTGCTATGACAGCTTATGATTTAATAAAATATGCTGCTACTGTTGAAGGATTTAAAATGTCTCAAAGAGCTATTACTAAAATTATTGATAATAAAACTTTGATTGGAGAATTTGGTACTAATGGCACTGGTTTCCAAGATGCAGTTCTTAATAGAATTAATGATTTGGAAATGGCTAACAATCCAATGACTGCTAATGATGCAGATAATAAATTCTATGAAGAATATCTTAGAAGTCATCCTAATACTGAAGGTATTAAAACTTATTCTGTAAATAAAAAGAATAACGAAAAATATCATCTTAATAATACCTATGCTGATATTGTTACAATAAGTATTGATAAAACTCTTGAAAATGAAAGTAAAGAAAAAGCTAAAGATGAATTTGAAGAAAGACTTGAAAAAGTAGGATTTATTACTAGAAATAGTAATGATAATACTTTTAAAGATAATCAATATGTTAGATTTAAGAGTAAAGCTAGAGGTATTGAAATCTATAAAATTGAAAAAATAGATGATAATGAATATATAGCTTATCCTCTTAATAAACTTAATATTAATGAGCATGGTACTTGGTCTGCTAATGAGGATTATAATATACATCCTCGTAGTGAAACATATCAATACATTGTTGCTCAATATAAAGCAGATAAAGAAAATGCTAAATTAGATAAAGATTATATAAAAGAACAGATTAATGATTATAGAGAGAATGAAGGTAATCCTTATTACAATCAAAGAAATAAGAATTATAACATTCCTGCTTTAGACTTTAGTCTTGAACAACTTGCTATTGAAGATGATGGTAATGCAGCTTCTATTATTAGACAAAGTATTATTAAACATTTTAGTTCTCTTGATAAGTATAAACCTTTAAGAGTTAAAAGTCTTACATTAGGAAGATATATTATTAGTACTAATTCTACTAGTACTCAAGCTATATCTTTTCCTGATGGAAGTAAACACACTTTTGCTATTACAAAAGAGAATACTAGAAAATACGATAGTGTTTATCTTAATGATAAAGATTATACTAAAGAGGAAAGACTTGCTGCTGCTTATAATATTAAAGACCCTCTTCTTAGAGACTCTTATATTAAAGCAATAGAAGATAATTATGCTCATGTTGATAACATATTTAAGATTGTTGAAAATACAGATATTCTTCAAGGAGATGATACTTCTTTTGCAGCTAGTGTTGAAGAATCAGATTTATCTGCTCTTGAATATATTAATCTTGCTCAAAAAGGTCAAAGAGAAATAAAGACTGGACTTGATGGAGAAGTTTCTCTTGAAGTTCAAGCTACTCAACAAGCAAAAGTTCAAGGTATAAGACTCAAATACGATAATGTTAAAAATAATGTTGATGATGCTACTAGAATAGTTGCTGAATACGCAATTAAAAAAAGTAAACAACTTGTTACTAGATTTAATCAATACATTGAAGATCCTCAAAATCCTGGTACATATATTTCTTTAACTGATGAAAGAATAGTAGATGCTATTAAAAATAATCCTGTAGCTATTAATAATTTCTTTAAAACACTTAATGAAATAAGTGCTTATAAAGCTAGATTTATAACATATAAGAGTTGTGAAATATCTACAGATAGTCCTGCTGTTAAGAAATATGTTGAAGATATTAATGAAGCTTATGATAAACTTGCATCTCTTGATGTAGATACAGCTAATCGTAATCTTATGGAAAATTATGTATCTAAATTTAGTACTAATCCTCTTATTAGAGAAGGAGTTTTAGATATTAGTGAAAATTATTATAAGACTTATGGTTCTATGTGGATGTTCCATGATATAATGGAAAATGGTAATCCTCTTCTTCAAAATATTCTTAAAGATGTTTATAGTCATATTGAAGCTAAACGAATGACAAGTCTTAGAGAAGTAAGAGATTTCAATAATCATATTAATAAAATCATTGATGCTGCTAAAAAAGAAGGTATGACTGTAGATATCAATAAGATTATTGATTCTAGAGGTATGCTTATTCAAGATTATTCTCAGGAATTTCTTGATAAAATGGAGGAACTTAGAAAAGCTAAAAATGAAGCTGCTAAACTTGGTAAAGGTTATGGTTCTATTGAATATCTTACAGCTAAAAATAAATATGATCAATATAAAGCTATATATACTCATCAAGCTGCTAAACAAGATTATTATATTCAAAAAGCTAATCTTGAAAGACTTATGATTAAGAATCATCCTAGAATTTATTCTAGATATATGACTCTTCTTTATAAGCAGCTTGACATATATAATTATATGACTGAAAATGGTATTCCTGAAGAAAAACAAGAAGAACTTAATAAGATTAAAGATGAAATGTTTAATCTTCAATCTCTTACTCAATATTATGTTGAGAATGGAGTTCAAAAAGAACGTCCTATGGAAGATCCAGATCATGATCCAACAGATCTTGAATATTGGTCGAATCCTGAAAATGATTATGAAGCTAGTAGTATATATGATATACATGAAGCTAATGCTCTTAGTAATTTTCTATTTAATATGAAAAATCTTAATGGCACATATTTTGAATATACTCCTAAATATGGATTTGAAGATTTGCTTCAAAAGAATCTTAATGTTATAAGAACTCTTGAAAAACCTGATGCCAATGGTGTTCCTACTCAGTCTCAAGAAATACTTGAATCAAATCCTGAATATGTAGCTGCTAAAAAATGGGTTAAAGAAAATGCTCAATATGAAATTAAAGCAGGTAAAGATGAGGATAATGAATCTATAAATCCTTTAGCTGATAAAATCATTAAAGCTCTTAATAGACTTAAACTTGGTGGCAATGGTAAATCAAGAACTGTAAATAGTATTATGCGTCATGCTAATAATAATGAAGGTATATATGATGCTAATAAAGTTCCTGATGGTACTAAACTTACTAAAGATGAAATAGATTCTATTCGTATCGAAATGGAAAATCGCTATGGTATAGCTGGTCTTCCTGCTGGTACTGATATAGTTATGATTTCTAATGCCAAGCCTGATGGTCCTTTACTTAATGCAGCTTTTTATAGTAGATATGGTGGAGGTAAAAAAATTAATACTCCTGAATATATAGATGTTATTACTCAAATTAATAAGATTCATCAAAAATATTGGAATCCTATTGATAAAACAGTTAATCTTCAAAATATACCGGATAATGAAGCTGGTTATGAAGAACTTAAAAAACTTGATGAACTTTATCAAAAACTTCGTCAAATTAGAGCTGCTAATAGTGAAAAGATTAGTGAAGAAACTAAAGACTTTAGACAATTATACACTGAATTTAAAGTTAATACTAAATTAGGTACTGAACAAGCAAGAAGTATTGTAGGTAAATCTAATAAATTTAGAGAACTTTATCTTAATGTTGTTCTTGAAAAGAAACTTGATGGTACTATTAGAACTGATGAAAATGGTGTACCTGTACCTAATAGATTACTTTATGGTTATCTTACTCTTAAAGATGATCTTTCAGAAGAAGAAAAGAATAGATTTATTGATAAACAAAGACAAGAAGATTTAAATCTTATTGATAAATCATATAAAACTGTTCGTACTAAATATTGGGAAAAAGCTTTAGCTGAAGCTCATAACCGTAGAGATAATGATCCTTCTTTTGATTATAATGCTTGGTGGAATAGTAATCATGTATATAATCCTTATACTAGAGAAATGGAACTTCTTCCATGTTGGACTACTAAAGCTATAAATCCTGAATACATGGAAAATGGAACTTTTCTTGGTGAATGGGTTCCTAGAGCTAACATGAGAACTAAGAAAGTTAAAGATGGTACGGTTATAGACCCATATTTTAGTCAAAATCATTACTATTTTGAAGATCAAGATATGAGAGATAAAGATTATAAAGATGATGCTTCTCTTGCGGCTAATTATATAAAAGGTGCTAATAATGGTAAATATGATAATAGTGTTCAACTTAATGAAAGAGAAAAAGAATTAAGAGATTATATTCAAAATACTCTTATTAAAACTGCTGGTAATATTGTTAGTAGAAGATATTTTGAATCAGGTCGTTTACCTCAACGTAGAAAAGCTGATCCAGTTAATGCTAAAATGGTTCTTAAAGAAACTGGTAAATTAGTTGGAATTGGTATATCTACTAATAATGGCAAAAAAGATTTTGATGAATATATAGGTTATGATAATGATGTAACTCCTATTATGCCTATGCTTAAAGATATAGTAAGTGCTAAAGTTACTAAAGTTGTTAAACCTGAAGAACTTGATGCTGCATTAAAATCTGACTATACTGTTACTCTTGATAGTAAGAAGTTTAAAAAGCCTGAACGTCTTAATTATGAAACAGATGAAGATTATACTAAAGCTTTAGCTGAATATGAAGCAACTCAAGAACTTGTCAAAAATCATAATGAAAAAGTTCGTAAAGACAATCTTGATAGAAATTGGATAGATATTATTGGTGATTATATTAATCAAGCTTCTAGATATAATGCTATTCAAGATAGTAAGGAAAAACTTTATTGGTTACTTGAAGAACTTAGACATCAACAAGCTTATATTCGTAAATATGGAGCTACTGGTGATTTAAGACTTGATAATAGAAGAAGTACTGATGATAATAATGTTTATCAAACTTCTACTGATGATAATCTTATTAAACAATATGAGAATCAACTTAGAAGACTTCTTTGGGACCAATGGAAAGAACCTGAAAATCATATGACTCGTTGGGCTAATCAACTTCAAAGCTTTACATCTGCTAATTATATGATGCTTAATATACGTGGAGGTATTGCCAATCTTACTGTTGGTATGCAAGGTATATTTGGTGAAGCTATGGCAGGGGACCAATTTAGTGCTAAAGGTTGGAGATGGGGAATTGCTGAATGGCATAAAGGACTTCCTGGTATGGCTGCTGGTATGTATGATGAAAAAGCTCATGGTAAAGTAGATGGAGTTATTAAACTTTTCAAAGCTGTTGATTATGATGAAATTACTGGAGTTGTAAGAAATGCTGGTCTTGCTAAATGGTCTGAAAGAATTAGAAATGCTGGTTTCTCTCCTCAAACTATTACTGAAAACTTTATGCAAAATGGAGTTCTTCTTGCTATGCTTCACGAACATAAAATTATTACTATTGATGGTGATGATATTAGAGGTATTGGAGCTAGAATCATGAATAAACGAGAATATTGGAATTATAAAAAGATTAATCTTCTTGCTGATATTCTTGGTGAAGAACAACTTAATGAATATAAAAAGTTTAAAGAAGAAAAGATGAAAGACCCTAATCTTCTTAAAGATTATGCTTGGTTTAGAAAAGATTTAGCTACTGATTTTGTCGTTCAGCATTGTAGTTCTAAACAACGTGCTGAATATATAAAGAAACAAAAAGAAGTAAAAGCTAAAGTAGAAAAAGAATTTGATGCTAAGACTGATATTTATAGTCAACTTGAAGAAAAAAATGGTTATATTCAGTTTAAAGAAAATTCTGATTTTGCTAAACTTGATGAATTTAAAAGTGATAAAGATGGAGAAGATGTAACTAAAGCATATGCTCTTCTTGGAGAATTTTCTGAAAAAGTTCGTAAGACTAACAACTATATTCATGGTGTATATAATCGTCAAGGTATGGCTTATATTGAAAAGACTTGGTATGGTAGTCTTGTAATGCAATATCATAAACATCTTCCAATGGGTCTTATGAAACGTTATCATACTAGAGGTAATTGGAATGAAGTTAGAAATTCTGTAAATAAAGGTATGATTGCTAGTTGTATAGACTTTTTAAAACTTGATATTGATTTAGTTAAGCATGATGCTGGTTTGTCAGATGATGAAGTAACTGCTCTTAAAGGTGTTCAAAACATTCTTACTCATAGTTATCAATTACTTACTCATCTTAAAACAACTTGGGAAATAATGCCTGATTATGATAAAGCTAATATAAAGAGAAATCTTGGAGATTTAATAGGAGTTCTTGGAGGAATAACAGCTTCTATTGCTCTTATAGCTTTAGGTGCAGATGATGATAAAGATAAAAGTGCATTTGAAAATATAATGGCAAATCTTGCTTTATATGAAAGTGATAGACTTACTTCTGAATCATTTATGTATAATCCTATAGGTATGCAAACTGAACTTAAAACTCTTATGAGTACTCCTATTGCTGCACAAAGTATTATAACTGATGGACTTAAAAGTATTTATGAAATAGGTGCTTTTATAATGCAAGGTGATGATTTTGACCCAATTTATAAAAGTGGTCGTTTTGCTGGAGAAAATAAACTTGGAGTTTATATTCAAAGACGTATTCCTATGTGGAATGGTATTAGACAAGTTATAGATTCTCCTGCTAATAATCATTATTATAAAGTTGGTGATACAGCTTGTAGTCTTATTAATACTAAAGGTATTGGTAATTGGATTAGAGGTAAAGGATACGATTACGATGAAGAATAACACGCCCGTAGAAGAACTGATACAAATAATGCTAATTATTAATTAGAGTTAAATGCTTATAGAACTATTGCTTAAATAAGTAGAAATGCTTATCTTTGCGATAGTTCTTTTGTAAATGTGTGGTTTTAAGATTGTTAAACTAATCATATATATGCGAATAATGGAGTATAGTGTAATGGTAACACAGTAGATTTTGGTTCTGCTATTACTGGTTCGAATCCTGTTGCTCCAACAAACTTTGTTGCCATGATTAATATAAATGTTTTGTATTGCTTAAATAGTGGATAGCCTTGCTCAAACTCATGCTGATTTACTCCTAGATTGTCGTGATGACAGTCTAGGAGTTTTTATTTATGTTCGTTTTAAAGTTGATTTCTGTATTAAAAAAAAAGGTGAAACACAAGCTCACGCTCATGCTCCACCTAAAGGTTACATAACATTTCTAGCCACTGCTAGAATAATTAATCATCTTATTACTAATAAATACAAAAACATATTTAATATTTCAATTTCTTCTATATCGGTCTAGTAAGTATGCAAATGAATAATTACCAAGATTATTGATTTAAATCTCATATATCAAAGATAATCAATATCAGCAATAGCGCAGTAGATTATAATAAGGATATTAATAGTTACTGATATGTCATATCTTCGATATATGATGATTTCTAGTTACGACTGAATAATCATTCAGAAGATTAATAATCTCTTGTTATATGAGAAAATAAATTCTTAAATAACACATATCTAACTTTGCCTATTAACGAGTAATTCTATAAACATTACCATTAACATCTGTTTTAATTATAGTATCAATAGTTATATTATTATATTCTTCTCCTAGACTATCAACAATATAAGCAGAATCTATTCCACAAACATCATAATCAGTTCGATTATTTCTTGCAATAGCTATTAGAACAATCATAATAACAAACAATACAACACATATAATAAATAGATGTTTACTATAGTTCTTATTCATAATTTCTTTTTATTAAAAAAACTCCTACTACTTTCACAAGCAATAGGAGCAATACATGTCTAATTTTAATTAAAATATATAGGGAAAAAACCATTCACTTCAAATATAAGTCAATATATCTAACATTAACTATTTTAGGAAGAGAACCAACTGTATGAAAAGTAATAACATCATTATTAATAAAAACAGTTGTTGGAAAATCTTTAAGAAAAACTCTTTTATTTCTCCACTTAGTGATTTCTCTTTTAGACATATCACCAAAGTCTTTAATTTCAAGAGTTATATTTTTACTATTATCTCTAATAGCTGCTTGAAGATTTTCTTTTTGTATTCTACAACCAGTACAACCTTTAGTTGTTATCAAAAGAATCTTTTTATTCATCTTCTTTCTTAGTTTCAATATTTTTATTAAGAACTTCTGTAACATTTGTTACTTTCTCAAAATAAGTTCCATCAATAGCAAACTCGACACCTTCATTAGCAAGACAAGTTTCAAAATCTTTAGAAAGATTCTTCAAATCACGAACAATAAGTGCAACATTTGCAGCAGTTACTTTATTAGTCTTATCATCGTTAACTGCATTGTACATAAACTTATTATAATTACTAAGCATTACAACAATATTAGCATGTTGCTCAATCATCTTCTTTACAAAATTCTTCATAATCTTTATTATTTATATGTTAAACATTAATTTATTTCTTAGCAGTAGAACCAAAACCACCATCACCTCTATCAGTTATTCCTAAATCTTCAAGTGTCTTGACTATTTCAAAACTAGCTTGACGATGATGAGGAACTTCAATTTGGCAAATAACATCACCAATATTAATTGGAATAGGATTGTTTGTAATAGGTCTAAAAACAATAAAAACTTCACCACGATAACTTTCATCTACAGTACATGGAGCATTAGCTATTACATATCCCATTTTAGTAATACGACTATTAGGACGACAAGTAATTGAATCTCTATCTTCAGTAGCTACATGAATACCTGTACCACATTTAATACGACCATCATCTGTCTTTTCAATAGAAGTACAAACTACATCACAACAAGCATCAGTAGCATGACCACCAAAACCATCTTCTTTAGAGTTAGCTACATAATGAGCATACTCTGGAATTTTAGCTTTAACTTTAGGGTCAAGCCAAATTTTAACTGGAACAAAATCAATAGCTTGAAGAAGAGCATTTTTAAGTTCTTTTTCTGCTAATTCACGATTGTCTGGAGTTTCTTTAAAAGCATTAGCATAATTAATAATTGCTTCTGCTATACGATTACTTAATTGACTCATAATTTTAATTATTTTCTTTTTGTCTTTGTTCTAAAATATCTTTTCTAAGTTTTCTAATACTACCTCTATAAAGATAATTATGATTTATAACATAAGTATTCTTAGGAAGAATATTATTTGGTATTTTATCATAAAGTCTTCCTATAACATCAAGTTCAACTAATCTTTTAATAGCTTTACTAATATTAGCTTTATCTGTATTATAAAGTTTTGCAATATTAGAACTACTTAAAGATAAATGATTTACATTATAAGGGATATTATCTACGATATATCGTATAACAATACCTACATACTTAGATTCTTCACTAAGTATAGTAACTAAACTATTATCTATAAGCACCTTATCTTCCATATAATAAATTGTTTTATTGTACTTATTTCCACTATCATCTTCATCTTTAATTTTAATACCTTTTACAGATAGAGAATAGTTATAATCAATACTATCTTTAGCAAGTTTATTAATAACTTTATCAATCATATTATCTGAATCATTAGTTATACGTCTGCAAATATATAAAAAGTTGTAGATTTACACAACTTTTTCGATAAAATTGTATTATACTACAACTTTTATATGTATAACTAATTGATATTCAGATAGTTAAGTAGTATAATATAATATATAATATATTACTGATAACTACTGATTATCGCTACAAAGATAAGCATTATCTTTAAAACGACCATAAGAAACAGCAATAAAATTATATGTATTTATAGTTTTTAATGTTTCAGTTCTTCTACGGGGGTGCTATGTTGTTAAATATACATAGATTAACCTATGTCAACATAAGCATCAATATGAGTTCTATTTCTAGAACACCCCCGTAGAAGAACTTAAACATTATAACATCTTCAACTCTCTACTAATAGTATCAATCCAAAGTTTAGCATCATTTTTATCATTAAATACTAAACTTTCAGGAACACAAGGTAAAGTATTACCATTAGAAAGAGTTATAGCATAAGCTATAGTTTGATATTGTTCAGTTTTAACAACTTGAAGTTGACTAACAGTACCATAATCAAAAGTTCCATTAACATGGTCAAAGAATAGAACTTCTTCGTTAACATCATGTTTAGGAATTTCAATTTTATTATCTTGTTTAAAATTAACTTGCATAAGCTACAACACTATTAAGAGCATTAGACATATTTTTATTAGCAGAACCCCAAACAAGAGAAGTCATTCTCTTTTCTCCTTCAAGATTTGCAACATTACAATAAAATCCAGTAATAGCATTATAAGCACCCCAAGCAGTTCCATAACAATCTTTCTGACCAATGCCATTATTATAATAATCAAACATATTATAAAGGATATTAGCTTTACGAGTAGAGATAGAACAAGCTTCAAGAAGTCTATAATCTCTTGAAATAAGACGTTTAAACCCATGTTGTTTATCATATTCAGCGATACGAATTAGTTCATCTTTAGTTAATTGAAGTTCACAAAGATATTTATAAACTTGTTCATCAGTCATTTTAATAGTAGTCAAATGACGATAAAGTTCTTGTGCATCAAGAGCATGCTCACAAGCTACTTTAAGAACCTGAGCACCAAGTTCAAGTTTTTCTTTAACTGATTTAGTATGACGAAGACGAATATGACAACTAGCAGCATTAAGAGCACCATTAAGCATGTTAGTACAAATAACTCTTACTGGAATAATCATAATATCAACAGAAGAATTACCATCATGTCCATTACTAAACACAAGATAATTATCTATAACATCATTACTATTTACAGAGGTTTGAACAGGAAGTTTAGCACTTACATAAACCTTTTCTCCAAAATTAAGACAAGCAGCTTTATCCCATTGAGCTTTATCTTCTCCAATAGCATTATTAAAGAAATTAAAAGCATCATTATTTTGAACAATTTCATACTTTTCTTTAACAAGTCCAAGAGGATAATTCATATCTGTTCGATAAGTAGCATAAGCATTATTCATTTCACGATATATATCACCTTTATGAACAAAACTATCTGCATCTACTTCATTATTACCATTAATTCTAAATGGCATTTTAGCAACAAGTTCACACTTAGCAACAGACCAATCAAGTTCTGCTTTCTTCATTACATCTTGAGCAGTAAGACAATCAGAAACATCTTTACCAATAGCCCAAGGTAATCCACCACGATTAAATTTACTCATAACTTCAGCAGTTTTAAAATTATTATTAAAAGTTTAAAAGCAGTAATATTAATTACTGCTTATTTATCTTCATTATCTTCTTTTGGTTTATAATTAGGATTTAAATCATCACTATTATAAGTATATTGATAAACTTTATCTACAAATTTTTCAGCACTTATAATATGTTCTGATAATTCTTCACCATTATATTTTAAATAACTAGCAGAATTTATAGCATCTAATAAACTAGCACCAATAACATTGACTTGAAGTTTAGTTTTATCTTCTTTTACAATGTCAGTCTTAACACAATATACACTAATATAACTCATATTACTTTATATTTAAATTTTCATTAGTAACAACTTTTCCAATATTAGAAGTACAACCTTCTTCTACAATTTTAGTTTTAAGACTCTTCTTATCAACAGTAGGTTTAAAATCCCAACCATTAGGATTAGTATAACCTATTTGTTTCATAAGATTATATCCTTCACCATTAAGAAGTTTAGCAGCTGATATAGGAATTGTAACATTAACCGTAATATCATCTAAATCTTCAACTTCTACTTCACCAGCAGCTGCATTATTTTCTGCAACAGCAGTTTGTTGAATAGAATCAATAAGACTATCAATATCTACAGAATCATTACATTGTAACGTATTTGTAAATATACCATTAGCAAATACATCTTTAATGGTTTCTGTTACGTGTTCAATTTTATTAGTATCAACTTCTACAGCAGTACTATTACGAATACTAACTTTACCAGTACCCCAATCAAAGAATTTCTTACCTTTCTTATCTTCATCACCAAAATTATGTATAGCATAAAGAACAAGATTAGTAATTGATTTAATAGTATTATCTTTACTTTTCTTTAAAGCAGTAAGTCTATCTTGCTCAGATTTAATAGCAGCTTCATCAGCTTTAAGCTTATTAATATAAGCAACATAACTTTTTACTTTACGAGTAATTTCTTGACTATTTAATTGAAGTTTTTCTTCAATTTCAGGAGTAAGTTCACCACCATTCTCTTCGAGTTCTTCAAATATATCAAGAAGTTCTCTATCAATATCAAATATACTTTTTCCCATAATTATTTATTTACCAGTTCTAACACCTCTACCATCTGCTAAATAATTAGCATCAGTAGCAACAAATTCAATTTTAATTTTACCACAATTAGTACAACGAGAAACAATATTAATTCCTACAGTTGTATTATTAGCGTCTTTAACTTCTACTTCTTTATAAACTTCATAATGATGAAGTCCAATAAAACATTGTTTATTCAGTCCCATATTAAACATAATCTAAAAGTAAAACACGTTCATTATCTTCACTATAACCATAATGTCTTTGTTTAGCATAACTATTATAGTGTTTTGCAAACCATTTACAACCTAATATGTATTGATACCATTTAGCTTTAACACTAGCATGATATTCTTTAATATCAATACCAGCTATGGAATATTCTTTCCAATCCCAATATGTAATAGCAGAATCAATATCAACACCATATTTTTCTGTTAGAATATTAATATAAGTTTTAAAACGTGCTATTTTATAATTTACATCTTCTGGTTTACTTCTTTGGTCATATATAAGTCTAATAGGAATTTTATGTTTACCAATAAATTCCCAAATTAGATTATATGTATGACCAAAGTCAACTTTGTTATGAACAAAATGCCATCTATCATTATAAAGATTTATACGAATATCAAAGTATCTAACACCTGCTTCATATTGCTCTCTAATATTTTTATTTTGACATTTGTTCCAAGGTCTTGTTATCTTCCCCCAAAGATTTTCAGGAGGAAGATAACTTAAAGTATTATGACTACCTATCATAGTAATATATTTATTTATAAATTTAAATGAGTTTCTAAATTGTTTACTAAACATAAAGGACATTCATCAGTTAGCATATACTCAACTTCATTAGAATTATAGCCATTATTAATCAACCACATTTCTGCTATTGTATTAACATCATTATTATTAGTATCTAAATCAAAGTCAGTAATATCAGCAACTTCAATTTGTCCCATATTATAATTTAAAATACTTATCCACATTATTTACAACTTAATAAAAATTTAATTTTATCAGCAAGTTCCTTAATCATAGGATGAGGAGCTCCACTAACACCATTAGAACGCAAATCTATAAAATGCTTCCAATCCTTAACAAAAGCAGTATGAACTACTTGTGTCTTAGTATTAAGAGGAAGAATTTCTCTAGCTTGTTGAGCAGTCCAACCTAATTGAACACATTTATTATAAATAAGATTACTTATTTGAAGTCCATAAAGAAACCAATCAATAGCAGACCAACCATCTGTAAGATGACCAAGTATTGTATTTTCTTCTTCATCATAAACTTCATTATCACTAAAGAAACCATTTTCATAATTAGTTTCTTCACTTTCATCATTTTTATAATCAATCCAAGGAAGTTTAGCAACAGTTATATTACCACCAAATTTATTAGCAGTATATCTACAATATCTAGTAGATTCTTCACTAACACTATGACAACGATGACGATTAAGTTCTCTAGAACAACCAATATCTGTAGTCATAGACAAAGTTACTCTTTCAAAGTTATAATTGAAACTATCAGAAATATCATCCATATAATTAAAAGCCATAAAAGCTTTATTTTCAATAATAACTCTCATATTAGTAACAACATGATAATAATTTTCAAAATCATTATGTCCAGTTATAAAATATCTACTATAACTACTATTTATTACGTGTATAAGAGGAATATTTTCTTCTTTCTTTAAACATTTAAAAGGTATTGCTAAATAAACAGTACCATGTTCAAACACACTAAGATGAAGTTTAGGAATATCTTTAATAGTTATATCTTCAATATCTTTTCCTTGAAGAATAGTTCTTTTAAGAAAATCATAAGAAGATTCGTTATTATTTTTTGGAGTACTTTGATAACAATTACCACACCAACACATAATACCATTCTTGCGAACACATATTATTCCGCTTTTTGTAGAAGTACAATAAACTTTACCTTCATAATGTTGAAGATACATATCCTTCTTTCTACAAAGAGCATTATTGTTAACTAATTCGTTAGTATAACAATATCTAGCGTCGTTAGAATAGCTAACAGTTGCAGCAGAACCTAAAAGAACAAATAATTCTTGCATATCATCCAATAATTGTTTAGATACAGAACAATAATGTTGTCTTCTAGTTGTATTATGACTACCATCACCAAGATAGAGAACATAAAGGAGTCTTCTTAAATCTTCTTCAGGAATATTTCTAAACCATTTAGGAAGATGAATATTATGACTACCTTTACCTATAAGTTTATCAAAATAATCAACATATACACTATCACCAAATCTAATCCATTTTATTTCTTTTTTTCTAGGGTCAGAATATATGCGGTAAGTTATATGTAAATCATTAAGAGCGTCTATAGTTATTTTGTATAATTCTTTATCTTCACTTTGTGTTATTTGACAATAACTTCCACTACCGTAATTTTCACCATGATAGGTATGACCTTCTGTTATAAAAGCACCAAGTAAATCTATAAAACTTTTACAATATTCAAAAGTTATAGTTTTAGTAATATCTTTGTGATATCCACCATTTACAACTTTAGTATGTTCAAGTTTAGGAATTACTATATCTCTTTTACTTATAGCATTCTTAAATTTCTTTGGTAATCTAAATTCTTTATATTCATTTTTCTGTGCTGTATTAAACATATCTATAGCTTTAACAAACTTATAATTATATTTTTTATAAGTATCATCAAGATATATTCTATGTTCTTTTGTGACAGAAAGTTGAATATATTGATTATCAATACAAACTAAATCGTCATTATAATCATTGATTACAAGATTAGGTTCATCATATAAAAGAGTATTTGTTTGAGGATTATAAGATAATACTTTATCTTCATCTTGAAGATTAACAAATCTTTTCCATCCATTATTAGTTAATACTTCTGTATCAGGAGTATAACAAACTCTAGCACATCTAGCTACATGGTCATAAATACTTGTTAAATCATAACCATTTTGTTTCCAAACTTCTACATTTTGATTTATTACTTTAATCATATTATTAATTTTTTATGTTTACAAACCATAATCTTCAGGAGATACAGCAATTACATAATCTTTATGCTCACTAGTAACAGAAATTTCTTTATTATCAGAAGATAAATTATATACATATCCATCTTTATCTTTACAAAGATTATCAATGCCATAATTTTCTATAATTTCATTAGTTACATCTTTCTTACTAGTTTCTTCAATAAGAATTAATTTATTTGTTGCAAGAAGATTAGAAATATCAATAAAAGATGATTCTAACTCCCCTGTAGAAGGTATGATAGGTTCACCTTCAACAGTAGTATTTAACCAAGCTAATAGCATATTACAATAATTAGCTAAATCTTGAATAGTATCAAACATACTTTCATCTTTAACATTAGGCTTATTGCAACCTTTAAAATCATCTTCAATAAGATGAATTAAACGATTAGCTTTATCATACATTCTAGCTAAACCATATCTATAACCTAATTTATCACAGCCTTTATTGAAAGCATTACCATAATCAGCATTCTTTTTAGCCATAAGATTAAGCATTTTATTTTGTTGGTCACGAAGAGCAACAACTTCAGGAGTTATTAACTCCTTTGGAACAACTCCACTAAGAGCTTGTTTCCAATACTTCAAATCATTTTCAGTCATTTTTATCAGTTATTAAATGAATTAAATTATTATTTCTACATTCTTCTGTAGTTTTATCAAGAGGAAAACTAAGTTTATCTTGCAGATTATAATATCTAGCAAAATCTTTAATATCATCAAACCAAAGAGAATGACAACCTATTTGAATAAGCCATTCTTTATAACCTAAAGGTTCTCCATTATCTTTAACTTTTTCTTTATATCTTATAAATCTAACTTTATAATAAGATATATTAATATTGTTACAAAATACAACACTATCAGTAGTTTTATCAATAAAATATTTTACATAAAGTTTATTGAATAGTTTAATAGCTAAATTAAGAGGAACAGATGCACCTTTAGAAGTTACAACATAATCACCTTTAAGTTTTAGTTGAATATTATCAAAACAATTATTAAGAGTATAATGAGAATCATACCATTCTATATAACCATTCTTAATATAACAATCTTTGTAATCTATTGTATTATATTTTAAATTATTCTTTCTCCAATAATCAACTACATTTTTAGCACCAAAACCATTTACAAATTCTTTAATTTTAGCTTGTAAGTTTTTAGTAACTTTAGCTTTACATTCTTTAAATCTTTTATAAAGATCTTTAGTATTTTCTTCTGCTTTTTTAGCAATATCATCTTGCCAAAAAAGTTCATTATCTACAAGTTTATTCCAATTATTTTCTACATCTTTCCAAGTATAATTATTAAGTTTGTTATATATGTATTTAGTATAAAACTTACATTTAGCAAAATATTCTTTTTGTTCTTTAGTAAAAAGTTTATCATTAAGAATATCATCTATTGTAGGATATTTAACTTTTTTACCATTATAACTAACAAATATATCATCTTTATTAAATAAAGATGTTTTAGTTGGAACTTTATTAGCTAGCTCTTTAAGTTTAGAAATAACATTTTTCTTAATTGTACTATCAATACTATCTTCATGTAAATGTTTAGTTCTAATATTAAGAACTCTAAATTCTTGATAATGACTAGACATATATTGATTAATCAAATATTTAGCATATTCTTTAAGAAGAGTTTTTCTATTTCTTGGAGCAGTAATATTAAATATAGGAAAACTCATAACATAATAAATAGTAAAATCATCAGGAAGAGCTTTCTCTAAATTCCATCTATATCTGCAATCATATTTAATTACAGCTATTTTTCTTTTTCTATCAACAACTCCAAACACATGGTCTTTATAACCACTAGTTCCATAAGCATATTTATCCCAATATTTTTCTAGAAGTTCAGTAGAAGATTTTTTAGCCCACCAATCTCCAAAATCTATGAAATAACCACCAATAGCAACAAATGGAAATCGTTTAGCACGATAGCAACACCATTCATCTCTACTAACACCAATATGAAAAGCTTCTGCTTCACCATAATAATGTTTTATTCTTTTTTCTTTAGGTTCAGCACCTACTTCATTTTTAGACATATTATGAAAGTTATTTAATATTTTAAAATCGTTTATTTACTACAAATATAATCATTGCTGATTAACTATACAAGAGAATACAAAAAACTCCTCACGTAATCTGAAATCAATCAAATATTGAATTTCTTCTACGGGGGAGTTATTGAGTTATTGACTAAATAAATAGTCGATACACGACTGAATTACTATCTTTATAATCTTCATCAATAATAATATATGTTTTAGTATGAATATCTTTAAGCCTACTATTAGCCCAAAATTCAGATAAATCAACTTTAACAGAATTATTATAATGAGCAGCACTTCTCCAGTCATGTCCATCATCAGTTTCAGTACTTAAACAAAGATAAAATTCATCTCTTTTAATTTTATCATTATATCGTTTAAGCATTGTAAAGAATGGATAGAACTTCATTTCTCTGCTATACAATTTCCTATAATAAGGGTCTATCCAAGTTTTAAGTGTAGCAGAATCATTTACATTATCATAAGCATTAAGATTCATAGTTTAATTATTAATTGTTATAACTTTAGCATGAAATGGAACTTTATTAACCCCACTTCTTTCACGAAATTCTACGCTTGCATATTTACCAATATATTTATCTTTATCTTTAAGAATCATTTCTTGATAAGTATGACTAGCGTTTATAGTACATTCAAATTGATTAGTATTAATATCATTCTGAAGAACTAGTTTACATAAATCTTTTCTAACTCCTTCAGGAACAATATCTACAATCTTAAATTTAGCATCATCTACTCGTTTATATTTAAACATAGCAGAATTACGTTTGCCAAATTGATATTCAGATTCTTTATTACGAACAATAAGACCTTCAAAACCAAGACCAATAAACTTATCTCTAAATCTTGTAGCATCATCGAGACTATTTATAATAGTATCAGGAAGAAGAACAAGTTGAGATTTATTATTAAGATGTTGGTCAATAGTATCAAAAGTATAACATATTCTCTTAATATTAGATAATCTAAAATTATTACGATATTCATAAGTCATATTTTCTATAAGAACATCATAACACCAATATTGAAGAAGTTTATGTTGAGGAAGAGAAGGATTCTTAACAAAACTATTAATATTGTTTACAGTTTGACCAGGAAGATAAAGTTCTCCATCAAGACAAGCATTTTCATCTAGCATAGCATCAATTAAATCATCATTAAGATTAGGAAGAATAAGTTCATCCATCCAACTTAATTGATTCCATTCAGTTCCTTCTCTAGACCAATATTTAAGTTTAATAGGTTTAAACATATCAGTAGTTTTTTCAGCACCAATAATACATCTAACACCATTAATTTTATATTGACCTAGAAAAGAACCTTTAGTAAAAGGCTTATTATCTTTGAGAACTTTAGCAAGCATCGGTAATACAAATCCATCACTAGTAGTATTATTCTTAGGAAGATAAGTCTTTAAATAATTAATTAAAGAAATTCTATCTGTAAAAGTTTCAGGAGCATTATCTTTAAGCTCAGAAACTTCTTTATATCCTTCTTTTCGTTTAGCTTTAATTCTAGAAAGATATTCATCAGCTTTAACTAATTTCTTTTCAAGAACTTCAGTGTGACAATTTCCTC